GTGCTTTCAAAGTAGTATTTCTTGCGCCGATTTTTATAGTTTTTCCAAAGAGTTTTAGCAGTAGATTTTTGACTTTTTCCATATTATCAGACTCGAGTATGGTTACAAGTTTATATCCCTTTTCTTTGCACATCAGATATTTATTCTTGTGGTAGTTTTTTTTCTTTCCACTTGATGCTTCTGAATGCCAATACAGGCCACAATATTCAATAGCAATCTTCTTGTCAACATTTACAATATCTAATTCAAATGGTTGTATTATAGACTTATCATTGTTTTTCCAGTTGTCATTGGGGAAGTTTTCTATGAGATATTCATAAAGTGATATTTCGGCTTTGCTTCTCCAAGATGGATCGATGGGCAATATTTTTATGCCATTTATCAAAAGTTGTTTTCTAATATGTGTTTTTGATACGCCAAGTTTTTCTGCCAACACTAATATAGACTGTTTGGTATCATACTGCGATACGAGATATTCTTTTGTGAACTGAATATTTTCATATTGAATTTGCTTGCATTTTTTTGTTGATTCAGACAATGTTCGCGTTTGTATGTCATATTCTAATAGCCATTCATATATAGTTGCAAGACTCACGTTGTAATATGATGATAGCGACTTTATAGTAGATTCTTCATATAGGGTTGTCAATACTTCTTTTGTTGGTTTTGAATGTATTTTATGCCTATTGTTGGCCTCTGTTGATGCTTGTTTTTGGTCTTTTAGATATATTTCATATTTTACAAGCCAACTTCTCATTGTAGGGTTAGAGGTGTTGTATAGTCTTGCCAAAGAAGAAATGGTATTTCCTTCTTTGGCATAGATATCTATTAGCTCTTGCTTTGGTGGGACCAGAATTTTTCTACTCATAACACATTTATTCCGATCCCATACATTGTTAAAGCATTCCCAATGCAGTCATGTACATTTCTTGTACGGCTTCTTCTTCCGCGATATCGTCACGGTTGCGTTTGCGAATTGCTACAATTTTCTTTAGAATTTTTGTGTCATATCCACGTCCTTTTGCGTCTGCCATTAATTCTTTTTGGCGTTCATTCACGTCTTGTTTTTCAGATTGCATGGTTTCGTATTGTTCGATGATTTGACGTAGTTCGTCAGCTGTTACCGAATATGCGTTATCGTTCATAATGTAATCTCCTGTAGGGTTATTTATTTGTGTAGTGTAAAATCTTGTAGTAGTGTCTTAGCAAGTATATCCTCTTCTTTGTTTGGTACAAAAATGTATGAACAAGTATCAAGCGGTATGTGGTGTACGACTTGCCCATCTAAAATAGGATATGTTGGATCGTGTACGATACCAGCAATATAGTTCAAACGCTTAAAGATTTCAACAACTGGTTTGATTTTATTCATACTTCCTTCAAGTACAAGGACAGTTCCAAATCCTTGTGTGGTTTCATTTTCCCATGCTGTGGTGTCATCAATAAAGTTGTCGCCCAATACTGCTGTGGTAGTTACAGAATAATTTGGCATTTTATGTTTTCTTGCATGGTTGATGAAAGCATTAGAGGCATGTGAACATTGCGCAGCCAATTTGCCGCTGTTCATAGAATCCAAGTCATTTCTTGCAATTATGTATAATACAGCTGTCATTTGGTCTCCTTTTTAAAGAGTATAGTCAAAAGATATATCGCAACATGCGTTGACAAAACACCCGCAAAAAAAACATATCCTAAGCTGAAAAGAAGATATGTAGATGCAGCATACATAAAACCAACAAGAACATTTAGACCAACATGGATGTCGGTAGGTGGTGTTTTGATAGCGTTTTCAAGGTTTGCTATTGCAAATGCTGATGTTATTGTCTGTGCCAGTATAATTAATACTGTTAGCATTATAAGAGGATAGATTGCCCATACTATGTTAAATTGAAAGGTGCCTACGAAGGCAAACCCTTGAATCAATGCGTTTATAGTTGCTGCTACTGGTTTCATATTTTTCCTAATTTCTATACTTAACATGTATATATTATAATCACAATCGTGTCAACATGTTTCTTACTTCAGTGCATGGTTTCAGAATAATTTGGTAAGTTTGACATCATATCACCAGCATATTGGCCATAGCCGGATCTTGCAATGTCAATTATTGATATGTGTTTTTCTTTTGTGCTAAATGAAGGATACATGAATTTCTGTGTTTTGTCAATATTCATAAATTCTTCTGCATAATCTATGGCATCTTTTATGCTATCAAAGGCAGGTGCTTTGTAAGAACCAAAATTGTCAAGTAAACTGAAAAATCCAAGTCGTGAGTACGTACCTAAAAAGACACCTCTTTTTTCGCAAATTATCAGATATTTCATGTTGTTCCCCTAAATTTCTATTGATTCTCTTATTTTTATAAAATGTGGAAGGTAAGACTTTGTTCTCTCAACAAACACTTGTGGCTGATCATCATCTACCGTAATTATAGTCACTATCTGACCAATCGGCTTTCCAGTCATCTCAAAAAACATGTAAGCATACGCTGCTTCTTGGCACATATAATGAAATACTTGATCCTTTGTTTTTTGCTTTTTGCTCGTTTTGAAATCTACAATAGACCAAGTTCCATTCCATTGCGCAATGCAGTCTACCCTGCCCGCAACTCGCAGAAAATTTGACCATAAAGGGACTTCGAGCTTTTCTATGTTTCCTATATTCGAATCTAATATATCTTTTATATCATCAAAATTTTGAATGTCAAATATATTTTTGCCTTGTTTGTAATTTGGATCGTTTTTTAAGTATTTTTCGATTATCTCGTGGACGGATTCGCCTCTTCTGGATGCAATCTTAGAAATCTTTTTGGCTTCATCTTCGCCAACTCTTTTAACCCATTTATCTTTCCAAGATTGGTCAGTGCCCTTACTGATTACAGTAGTGACAGATGGGTAACTGTTGCCTTGGGGTGTTGTATAAAATCTTCCGTTTGGGGTAGTAACTACACTCAACTCTGGAAATGTAAAAGCACCATCATGTACAAAATTCACTTCAATCCTTCTATTACTATTTTATCGAATTTTAGCTTAAAATCTGGCAATACTACATTATCCGGTGATACTTTGTCATTACGATATGACAATGAAATGTGCGGTTTGTAGGAAGGCCATTTATCTAACAAGCCCATCATCTCGAAATCACCTCTAATTTTTTTATTCTACCTGACAATGATACAGACAATACGGACACATCTTGATTCACACCAAGAAATTTTATTCCCGATACTTTTACTTCTGTAGGGGGTTCTGGGATTGTTTTATTTTTTAAGTATACTTCATTAGTGGTATAAAAAATAGTGGTGTGAAAATCGAAATCTTTTTCTTCCTGAGCTTCACCATCATAGTTTATGGTAAGATCGAACCCATTATTTATCGCCCATTCACGAAGTTTTACTTGGGTCTCATCATCGTAAATAAGTGCAATGTACTTTCTTTCTTTCTTGCATGAATTCTTTAAGTGTTTTCATGTCATGATCCAACAGTTATACTTGCGGATCCTGATATTATCGCTCCCTGATCCGCAGAATCACCTACGCGCGACACTGGTATGCCATTTATAAAAACTTTAGAAGAACCGCCTGTTATGAACGCATTGTGTGGTAAACAACTAGAATTTATAAGAATATCATGTGGAAAAATAGAGTCACCTAAAACAGCAACAAACTTTCCATTTACGGATACTTTACTTTGAAGATTTCCTTGTATTTTCGCTGTTGTGTCACAGGCATGTCCAGTGGATATAAAATCTACATCACATAATGCTAATGCTGGCATTTTTGCTTACCTTTTTATTTGTGGTGCAAGAATTGTTCTTGCACCACGTTATATTTACTAGTTACTTAGTTCTGCTTCACGCGCAATTATGTATTCACGGACTAAACCACTTCTTATAATGTCGTCAACCCCAAACTCGATAATGTCAAAGGAAGGTATTTTTCGGGCAATCCTAATAAATTTGCTCAATCCAGAAACATCAGCTCTGTTTTTAGACAAGACGAGATCATCTTGTCTAACATCGCCACAAAGAACAATTCTGGAATTTTTTCCAACTCTTGTCATGATAGTGTTTATTTCACTATCCGTCATGTTTTGTATTTCATCCACTATAATTATTGAATTGTCAAATGTCAAGCCACGAATAAACGATGTACTCATAAATTTGATCATCCCTTTCTGTTTCATGATGGAATAACCATCACCCCTTTCGAAAAGATCATTTACTATGTCTATGTATGGCATTTCAAAATATGTCATTTTTTCTGAAGCGTTGCCTGGCATATGGCCTTGCTCTCTTGATTGCACAGATGAACGGACTATGATTATTTGTTTCTGCTCTTTACCTGACATAACTGATTTTAAGGCCAACCACAAAGAAATATATGTCTTACCTGTCCCTGCACTTCCTATTGCTAATATATGCTTGCCTTCATCAAATAAATCAAACAAATTGGCTTGGTTGTCAGTCATTGGATTTATTTTTTTCATTGCAAACTTAGTATTAACTAGTTGGTCAGTTTCTTTTGTGATTTGTATGCGCTTGCGCTTTGCCATATGTTTAGTCATAAAATCTCCTATTTGCCTTCTTTTATTTAGAAGTCGTTAACCGTACTATATTTGTGGGCAGATTTAGCTTTTTTTAGAACATCACGAAAATTGTCGTCTGGCCTCCTAATCCCAAGACGTACTGAGTCACCAATACCTGGAAACTTGTTGAAAATTTGCTGTAAATGGGGGTTGTCTTTAAGATATACCTCAAGCTCGGAAAGCTTTACGGTAACTTCATATTCTTCTTTAGTCTCATTATTACGAATCGAATAGATTGGCATCATATCTCCTATATAAAAAATAAGGCGACCTAATGCAGATCGCCTTTCAAAGGTCACTTGTATGATCTACAATCTTATTTATCAAATATAAGATTACTCTCCAGTAATAATATGGTATATTTCTTTCCAATTTTGAACTTTTTTTATCATATGTGGATTTTCATAACTTTTATTATAAGGCTGTTCCATAATTATGGGTTCAAGACCATAAAGCAACCCATATTCTGCATTAGCAGGGACATCTTCAATCCAATAGCACCCACTACCTTTGTAAAATTCGAGATGTTTTTTCTTGTTCAAACTGTTGTCACACAAAATAACGCTTTCTACGGCAGTATTACCAAACAAATTGTGAATATTTTCTAGCCTCAAATTATATACTTTAGTAGTGCTTGGAACAGCAGATATGATATGAAAAACATACCCATGTCCTTCATGAAGCTTTTTGACGTACTTAATTGCATCCTTATATGGTGGAAGTTTGCCAAGTATAGGGCTTTCATCAAAACACTGAATCAAGAAAAGAGATTCATCTAAACTAATACCGTAACGATGCTCTATATCATAAGCTTCGTAATTTTTGATGATGTAGTCACTGCGGCGCATCCACAAATCAAAAGAGTGTGCCCAATACCCTAACACACCATCATAATCAGCCAAAATTACATTTTCAAACATCAAAACCAAACCATTTCATTTCTGCAACAGTATCTCCAAAATTTCTATGCGTGATAGAAATTCCACCCATATCATCCCAAGGTTTACAGTTTTTTTCGAAATCGTCAATAAGTAGATCCCCAGCACTATGCATGAATAGACATTTGTTTTTTCCACCCATGATAGGCATTACGAGAACATCTTTGGAAAGATTATTACGAACCCATTCCCGCTTTTGTGTCGCTGCAACCGTATAATTACTTTTTGGACATGCGGTTAAGATAATAGGGTCTTTGTGTTCAACAGACTCGAAAAAGTCTTTTGCACCCACACACAATGGCAAATCTAAGAAGAATGTTGGATTGGAGTTGATCATCGCCCACATTTCAATATCAGACAATGTGTCTTTATCAACACCAAAAGCTTCTGGGAAGTGTTTATCGAAATCGGCCATTACACCATCAAGATCGATAAAGATTTTTTGTTTTTTCATGATATACCCTTAATTTTAATCTTCTGGATTTTCGTCTAATACAGAGTTCCTACTTTCAAACTTATCTCGACGTTGTTGCCGACGGGTTTCAAGCTTTCTTTTTTTTCCGTAGTATGCTTCATTATCTTCTGTCCACTCGTCGTCACAGCTTTGTTCGCGAAATTTTTTGAAGGATTTAGTCATTTGTTCTCTCTACTTTTTCATTGATTAACATCGGGAAGGATTCATTAATAACACTAATGGGAAGACCTGTCAACCCTTTTTGTGAAATCATTTTCACTAAGAGTGCTGCATCACCTTTATCTACATCTTGCAAAAGCTGTATAAAAAGGTTTTCGCGCTTTGTTTGATTTAAATCATCATAACCACCGCCCTGCACAAATATTTTTAGTCGGCGGGTTTCTTTATATAACATCCCTTCAATACCAACAGCAAGACTATCATTATACGGTGGTGGCTCTTTTGGAAGCAAAACTATCACAGTTTTGTCATACATAATTTTTAGTATTGTTCTTAGTGATATTGTGTTGTTTTTTTGTAACCATTCAACTTTATCACTATTTTTCTTCATTGCTGCTGCCTTGTTCACTATTTCAGAAAGCGAAAGTAACATATTTAACTCCTTTAAAAATCACCAATATCTTCTACCAAATTTCGTAAGCCTCTACTAATAAAATATTTAAACAACTTAGTTCGGCCTAACGTTTTTGGTTCTGCGTATTTGTCTGTAACCTCTTTTTTATATTTATCAGGAATGAAACTTAGGTCTATAAGCTTTTGGTTTCTGATAAATCTATGCTTTTCGGTCTCTTCCATGGCTGCAAAATCGTTAGTGAACATGGCAATTTTTTTAGATGTCATTGATTTTTGTCTTTTGCCAATGACCAAGCAATTGTCTTCTGAAAGAATATTTGGTATACCATCACCAGAATCACCTTTCAATATATGTTCAAAAAGGTATGATGATGGATCGCCATGTACAATAGACTTTTTTTGTATTGGGTCATATTGAGAAACGTTGGCATATTTTTGTAATTGGACAAAATCCTTGTCGGCAGACAAAATTAGTATTTGCTCACAGCCCATATTCAATTCTGTGCCAAGTTCTTCACATACAGCACCGATGATATCATCTGCTTCCAAATGATCAAAATGCATCACTTTATAGGGAAAATGTTCATCCAGCTCTTCACGAACCAAAGCAATAATCCGATAAAGCTCACCCCAATCTAACTCCGATTCATCCCTTGTTTTTTTTCTATTTGCTTTATAGTAGGGGAATTCGCCTTTGCGCCAAGAACTTTTTCCATCTGCACAAATAACAATTTCGCCGTAATTTTTTGCAAATTTATTTCTATTCGCGCGCAAAGAATTTAGAAACATATGTCTTATCATATCTTCGTTTATATCTGCATTGTGATGATTGCCTATACTCTGAAATAATGCAGCAAGCATAACTTGATTGTAGTCTAATAGTATCATTCATAACCTCATTAAATTTTATTGTACAATATTATACGAATACTTGATGAAAGTCAACTATTATTCATCGTCATCATCGTCATCATCATCTACAAAATCGTCGGAAGTCTGATCAAAAGTTTCATCTGCGAATTCTTGTAAAAAATGATCCAGTTGATTTGCTTTCATATGCAATGAAAGCAAGGACTCCATAACTAATATTGTGCTTGGTATCAAGCTGTCGTCATTTTGAAAATCAATACCATCACGTTCCATTTCTTTAAAAACCATGTTAGAAATTCTTTCGCAGAAATCTTGCGAATAACTAAGCTGGTAAGATGCCGCTTTCGCCGCATAATCCTCTATTGTTTTGATTGGGGGCTTAATATCCGTATCTTTCTTGCCAAAAGGTAAGAACACCACGTTGTCATCTTCCATTTATTGATCTTTCTTTGCTGCTTATTGGCATTTCGCGCAATGTGCAATATTGCACATTGCGCGTTAAATCAGCTCGCAGATTTCATGCTGTATGAATTTTTCAGTCTTACTTTTGCGTTGCCCCAAAGATCATTTGCTCAGACACGGACTTTTAGCTTATTAGTTTCACTTTTATTGGGATTGTCAATTGTAACCCAAGGATTTTGGCCTTTCCAATAAGCTGTTTGGATATTTACATTTTGTTCAAATGCCGCGCGGTCATTTTTAATAGCCAAAAGTGTTGACTTAGATACGTTGTTGCGCTCACCTTTAGAGGTGTACTTATTTCCAGAAGATTTGTTAGCCATTATTATAACTCCTATTTCATTATTTATTTTTTTGGTTTTATCGTAATTAATCCCAAGTCACTTAGTATCTTAAAATTCAAGTTTATTAGATCGCAGTCCGAATCAATTCTTAGATTTGCTATTAGCCTATCCATGTATATCAATTCTTTTTCATATCTACCTGCGATTTCTAAAGATTCAAAAACTGATTCAACATCATAGGGGTTCTCTATAAGAACCCGCTCCCCTTCTTTCTTTTTCGCAAATTTGTTCGATTGCCCCATATAGTTCTTTGATATTCCCGTTATTGTGTACCCTGTAAGTTTTTACTGAAAACTCTTCGGGTAGTATGTGTGATTTTGATATGGTGGTTGCTTTACCTAATACAAAACTTTCTATCAAATTTCCGTTAATGTATTTTCTTGAATCAGATGAAAAATCACAGCCATCTCTTGTGAGCTGGATTATACAAATATTATCTGCACCACACTTATTTATAACAGGTCGTATTTCTTCTGCGAACCCACCATCACTAAAACAATAATCTAGTCCATCTTCTAACAGTTTTGCTGCTTCTATACCAAAGAAATCTTTACCATATTCTGGTTTTAGAACATTCTCACTTACATGAATCATAGCTTCGCGCCTCGAAAATCCACCTAAAGCATTTTCTTTTCTTTCCTTGATTTCGCGATTGTTATATTCATCTAAGAACCAGCCTGTATCTACACCATAATACTCTATTGTTTTCTCAAAGAGCATTTTTTTGAAAGATAAGTGGATAAATCCTTTTTCTTCTATGTGTTCGCAGCACTTGTCTTTACCGCTCCCAGGTGGACCATTGAAGATGATAATCATTATACAGTAGCCATTTCTCTAGTTATAAAATCATTCCATTCTTCTTTGACAATGCCAGACAAAATAAATTCTGAATCCTCATTGCTGAGGTAGGGCATCAGATCATCAATAGAACCATATCCTAGTTTCCAAGACATATAATCTTCTGGATTTACGGGAATATCTTTTTTTCGTACTGTACCACTAATAGCACTTTTTCTTTCAATCAACATCGACATAACTCCATTCACTTAACCATTATAGTAGTATATAGTATATAGTATTTTTAATCAATTGTCAATGTATTTTCAAACCCCATCTTAGCGATATAGTAAGAATCTACTATGTCAGATAAAGGGTTCCATTGCTTCAAGCTTTTTATTTCAAGTTCCTTTCTTATGTCTATCATTGTCTCTTCAAGAAAGCAAGCATACATCATCTCTTTATTTGCGTTGCCTTTTGTGGTGGCAAATTTTTTGATGGCAGTTGGTGCGAAAACAAAGTATTTTAAGTTTTTTTTCCAAAGGCTGTATTTAAGTACGCCAGTGTTTTCTGAAATTTGGAAAACCTTTCCGACTGAGTTATATGAATACCCTTCTATGAAAGTACGGGTAGCCCCACAATCTGTCAGTATTCTTGTAGACCAAGAAGATAAGTTATCATACCTTTGGGCTTCGCAGTTGTAATCTGGGTACACAACACCTTTAAATTTTTCGGTATTGAACACCTTTTTTTGTGAGTTTACTATATAATGAAATGTGCAACTTTCTGGATTCCAAGTGTCGCCTTCATGTACGCATATTGCTGGGCTTGTCAAACTGTAATCTATTCCGCATATTATCATAATTGATACCTCCTATTTGGAAGTATTTATTATTATTTACTTAGACAACCTCATATCCGGATGAATGCCAGTCAACACATTCATATAAAATTGAACTTTGTCCATATCAGAATTTAGCTTCAATTCAAGATAATCTGTCATTTCAAAAACATCAATTAAGTTGATATTGTTTTGGTACATGTCAAATATTAGTGATGCCACCAAAGTAGCATCACTTTTCGACATAATATTAATTAATCGTGTTTCATAGCAGTCATTTTGCCTTCAAATTTTGCCTTCACCATGACCACCTACAGTGTTTTCTATTTCACTTGCAAGTTCGTCATATCCACCAATATACCTATCATACCACCATATTTGTGGTATTTTTTTGGCTTCTGGTAGCAAGTTTTTTAGCTCTGCTATTACTTCACTTTCATCTGTATTCAACCATTCGTATTTGATGTTGTAATTCTTCACCATATTTTTTGCTTTTATACACCACACACAACGTTCATTACCATATATTTTAATCACAAATCAATTTCCTTCTGGTTAACCAATAACTCCAAGCTTTCATGCAATGTGATCGGTCATTAAAAACTTTATCAAACACAAAATCTAAAACCATAACAAGGTTTGGCTTGTTTTTTAAATGCCATCCATAATTTCTTGCGCTAAACGTTTGATTAATATACCCACCTAATAATACGTTTAAAAGTATAGACAGTGCTATACCTATTCTTTTTAAATACTTATAAAACTTATCCATATATTTATCTCCCCCTATATGGGTATATTTATAAAATATAAGTTGCGAAAAATATAGATGATGCGATATGTGATGGGCAGATATTGACAAATATCATGTATAGTTTGAACATTATTTTTTCCTTTTAGGTGTGCTCTATTATTTTGATTCCGACAGATTCAATGGCATTTTGACATACCGGACATGGTTTAGCATTTTTAGGGTTGCCTTGTGTATCAAAGCGCATAACAACAATTTTATGTGCTTTTTTTATATTTCGACATAGACTGATAGCATGTATTTCAGCATGTAGGAATTGCTTATCTGGTAGTCCTACAATATTAGAGTGTTTGTGTTGCAATGGGTGGGTTTTGAAATAAGAATTTTTTCCAACCGAAATTACACGACCGCGCTTATCATATATAATTGCGATCATGTCGAATCTTTTTTTTGCCATTTTTCTTACTTTGTTATTTTATTTATTATTTAACATACCCTTTTATTCATCATATGTCAAGAGGCCATCTTTCACGTATAGCCTAATTGTGTTTTTGGTATTTGTCCTCAAGTAGCTCCTTCCGCCGTCTACCATCACACTACCATCTTTACTTTCCCTATAATCATGGCGAAATCTCGAATAAATGATGTCACCATTTTCAGCAACTACGCCAGCAATTTCTTGTGATTCTATGAAAGAACCATCTGTTATCATTAAATTCCCATCTATCTGCGTATAATATAGTGCGAAGTAACGACTCCCAGAAACGGGGTGTGCTGATTCCCCATAGAATACTGCCACTGTGTTATTTTTTTGTTCGGTGTCACATACATATTTTGCTTTTTTTGTTTTTTCGATTGTGGCGACCTGCTCTTGTGTAAACAGCCAAGGTTCATTTTTTATATTTTTTTGGTAAAATTCTATCATTTTGCCTTCCCACATATATATTGTTCATTTTTATGGTGATATCAACTGCGGCATCTAATTCTTCGCGGTTTTGTGCCATAAGTATACAATCCCATAATTGCGCATAGGAAACGCCACTAAAATATGCGTTTCCTATGCTACTTCCGATATACTCATAACTTCCAATTTCAAAGTCATGTGACAATTTCAATCTTCCATATCATCATCATCTTGATCTGTTACGATCAACTTATTACGATAATCAACATATCCATCTTCGATTAAAGATTCATATAGCTCATCGACAAAATCATCCTCACCTTCTGATAGTTTCAATGCCCATGTTGCGTATTGCTGCTTAGTTGCCATTTTTGTAGGGTTCCTTTATTTATTATCAGTTGGGGTGACGACTTCAGTATCGACTTTTACTTTTGAGACATTTACTATATTGTCATATACTCTGACCACATCATATGCATTAAAAGATGCTACAAAGACTCTGCTTTTTTGTGTAGTTGCATTTCTGTTTGCCGTTATTTGTGTTTTTTGCAAGTTAGTTGAGAATATTGTCTCATGTCCGATAGCATAATCGGGACTTTTATAGTCATTTGTTCTTAGAATACTTTGCTCATTATCTTTCAATATGATGAAAGCGCACAGCCTTTCAGTTGAAACATCTACAAAGTGTGTTGGCATCCCAAACTCTTTTATTAGCCTACCATCCATTTCGCCTAGTACACAGTTGTTTTCATCTAATGTATATCGTAGCTTTTTCCGAACATTCAAGTAATCTTCTTTCTGTTCAATTTCGAAAAATCTTACTTTTTTGGTTTTGACGTAAAAATTGATAATATCATCTGCGCTGAGTTTGTCGTATTCTTTGTCTTCAGCATTGATATAATTTTCAAAGTCAAATACCATATCGCTAAGAACCATAATCATATTTTCAAAACTATATTCTAAACCATCACGGGTCAATCCAATTTCACGACCATAACTGCCGCCAATCTGATCTTCGAGCTCTTCCCAAGATGAGGGCATACCTTCTTTTGCAATAGCAAGTGCCATCTTGACATATTCAGGCTTGCTCATGAAGAATCCCTTGTGGTTATACTTACTCACGCGCAGAAGACTATTCAAAGGATATTTTGTTTTGTGGTTAAAACGAAGTGTCTTTGTTGCAATATCTGGATAGAAATCTTGATGTAGAGTATAGCTGCTCGTGTCGCAATCAAACGCGCCCATACAAACAGTAAAGTCAAAATTATCAAAAATCTTTTCTGCGGTATCGAAGTAATCATACGTCACAACCTGTATGATTGCTCGTTCGCCTTTGCTATTTTTTCGGTGTTGCACTTAAATGTAATTGCTCTGTCAGATACTTTTACGACAAAACAACCACTATCCAATAGTTTATCAATAGCATTACTAAAACCCTCGGCATTTTTTGGACAAACGTCATAGTCATTAATATCTGATTTTGTCGCCAATGACAAAATTGTGCCACCTGCAATGTAACAGCCCCTTAAATCAAAGGGGTCTGGATTTTTTGGTAGTCTACTCATATTTAAATATTCCCATTCTAAATTATTTTTTGTTCATAATATCCGATACTTGCAGAACTTTACCTTTGATGTTATGCAAGCCCCGAGTCAGTGTCGCAACACCCAAAGGTTTTTCATTTAATGTATTCAAAATTTTATCAGCCATTGCTTCACCATGCGAAGAATTATTACTGGAACATACAAGATAAGAGGCTTCTGGATACATTGCGTAAATGTCATATGTCATGTCAGGATTCCTTTTGTTTCCATAATCACAATAGAATGTTTTTTTGTCGGTGTCAAGCAACGATCTTCTTCAGTGCGTTCAACACACGAGTAGAACCACCACTTTTATTCATTGTAAACACGCCGCTTTTCATTGCTGTAAGCGCACCAATGCCACCTCCATCAGTGCCCCAAATGCTACCTGGGCTGGTAGAAGGCAAGATTCCAAGTACGCTATAGTATTCCATGTCAGCACGAACAAAAGCATCTTTAGAATCAATTCCGGTTTTTGTGATGGTCAAGATAGAACCACGAACAATGACTTTCCATCCGTATTTGGCCGCAGTGTCGACAATCTTTTGTGCGATAATTTTTGAAGCGCTCATAACAGGATTCCTTTTGTTTTCCTTCTATTGTTATATATCATAAGCGATTTGTTGTCAATCAAAATCCGTGCATTTCTTTGTATTTTATTAACCAAATAGCTGCTATTTCCTTTTCATTTTTCCATCTAGGGATGTGTTTTTCATATTCTTCTTGTGTGAACATATCCCAAAGAGCGGTCTTAGTATAACTCTGCTCTGTTTCAAGAATTTTGATTGCGTCAGATATTGTATTATTGTTACTAAAAGCGCCCATAATTTTATTTGCAGAGTGCTTACCCAAGCCTTCAAGTGTATTGACGCCTAACATTGACTCAGCATAACATTTCATGCATGATGCAGGCCAACAGGTACAATCTCCGCCGTGCGATTCTTGTAGGAAAGTAACACATCTTTCTACTTCAGCATCATCAACTTCCATATCACAAATTGTACTCCAACCAGAAATTTTGTTGGTTATGTATTTCATGTCAATAGGCGTTGCGTTTTTGGTGGAGGTTTCGATGTACATATCAATATCACACAACAATTCAGAATATTTATCCGTTTGTAAAGACAATAAAATCATATGTCTATCTTTATCGTCTACATCTATAGTAGAGTATAATGGGTTTTGGTTCCAGTTAATTTTCATGTATATATATCCTCTCTTGCTAATTTCTGCATATCATTTGCCATAACGCGGTAATATTCAGAAATCTCTTTGTAGTATTCCAACGTATTATTTTCATGTTTTTCTTGTATGCTTTGCAATCCAAATCTAGGCTTTGCGATCTTATCAAGTGTTTCTTCATATCTTTTAGCAAGTTGAAAATTTGTCTGTGACACGTTTGCCCATTCAGAGCAAGACTTTTCCAATTGCTCTATTTCATCCAAGCACCCTTCAATTACATGTCCATAATCCCAAAGTGCAGATTGAAAATCTTTTTTGTAGTCTTCAACTGCCTCCCTAAGGTCATTTTGCATATTTAAAAACAGCTTTTGTAACCGTGGGACAATCATTATGTATGCAATAATAACTCGTAACTTTTTCAAATTTCGTTTTACATTTTCCGCAAGTTATCGAAAACGTATTTTTATTGGGTTCTGGTAGAAAATTTTTATTTTCATATTCCATTATTACACTCCTTAACATTCATATTTTCTAGTATATAATTCGTTTATGAATTGTGTTTGGCTACTTCTTAAAGGGCTTTCGGCTAATACGTTAAACTTTTCGGTAGCAAGTTGATATATATTTTCTTCGTATTGGTCTGCAATATTTTTTGAAATTTCATGTGCGACTTTTCGTATCATATAATGTGTTTCGTCCGCAATATCAATTCTTGTCACATTTTCTGGGATCATAAAATGATAACTGACAGGCTCTATATTTGCGGTGAACCTAACGTATTTTGCCATTGTATCTATGTTATTTTTATTTATGTCTACCTTCATGCGCGCACTTCCAATTGAAATATTGTCAATCAATTTCAAATAGTCTTTTTGTAGACTGCGGTTTCGGTCTGATTCACCTTGAAGTTTCATATTCAAATCATATACTTTCGATTCAAGTAGGATCTTTGTCTTTACAGAAACTAATGGAAAATAACCCATTAGTTTCATTACAAATTTTGCAAGTTTAGATGTTGTGGGTATTGGCTTGATTGTACAAATACTTCTTTTTTGCATATAATCCAGTGCTTGTAACATCACCACACAACTTAAATCCCTTGAACTCAAGGCATTCTTTGTATCGTTTGATTTCAAGCCCTAATTCTTTAATGGCTTTCATGTATTCTTCTGGTGAAGTTTTTGTGACTTTTTCCATCGCATTATCTATTAAATACTGTGGGTATTGTGCACCAAGAACGACGACTGGCAGTGTATGCAATTCTTTTTTCATATTATATGCTCCCTTTATATTGATAAGTCTCATTTAACAAATCACGAATTGCCTTGATTGTTTTAGCATCGCCGTTAAAAGAATCTAACAATTGGTCAAATGAAGGTGTGATCGGTAGATTGAGACGCTGGATTGCGCGATAAGCTAAGACTTCATTCAGTCCTACCGAAGAATCTGTCTGTACAAAATGTGGTCGTTGATGAATTAGCATGTCGCTATCATCATCTAAAATTGTATAATTTGTGACATCGGGATGACAATCCAACCATGCTTGAATTTCGTTTCCTCGCGGCCCAGACAAAGAATCTGTTTTGTCAAATACTGGAATGTCATGACGAATTAATGTTTCTATGCCATCTTCCATGATACGCCAAGAAGATGATACCACAATTTTGCAATCGGTTTTTGAGATAATATGACGAAGATGATCGATTTTTTGTAATTTAGCACATAGTATGGTCGAATATCACCTGTCACCATCATATCGTTACTGTCATTAAGGACCCCATCACAATCAAGAAACAAGATTTTCATTGCAAGTAATCCTCTGCTAAAATTGGAAATGCAACACGTTCAAAAAACGCAATTGAAGCCCAAGGGTAAATTTTCTTATATATGATTTCCGCTGTAAATCTAGAAGAGTTGCACTGCGGCGCAGCACCCAACAATTTACCTTGTCGTTTTTTGATTGGTTGCCAAAACATCAAATCACCTGTATCAGGATGTACGGCAAACCATTTGTTCACAATAATGTTACAATGCCCAGTTGATTTCATAACATCTGCTTGCTTCATATAAACTAAAGACGAGTCTGTAGATTCCTTCATTTGAACTCCATTGCCATGTTCTTGATTTCTAGTGCGCGTTCCAAAGTATCTGTTTCATCTTTATCATCACGAAACTCATCGTAACGTGGATGCGACAGTGCATAATGCTCATTGTTTCTGCCTTTTGTAATATCATTGCAGCTGACTGCCATGATTTTACCAATATAAGCATCACGGTTCGAATTGATTTTATTAAGCATATCATCAGAGAACCCAGAAGTAAAGCCCTTAATTTTACCATCATCTGACTCAAATTCAATTGCGCCAAAAGTGTTTTCACGTTTAGTTCCGATTTTACCTTCTTTGAACCCTTTGACCCGCAAATCAATTACCATTTCAAGTTTCAGCTTTAATTGCTCCTTACTTGTGCCATCTTTATATAGGCCCCGAGCATCTTTCAAAACGCCGCCTTCTAGACCAGCATTTAACCACATACTAACGTAATCCAAAGCTTCTTTGACGTTTGAAACTTCGTAGGTTTCGATCACACGAAGCTGACGGTCATTTTTCGCATTGACGATTTCACGCAGTTGAACCAACCGCATAAAATATGGGATCTTGTTTTTTACTTTTGTGATTGCGTTTTTGTATTCATCTGGTGTGATATAATCCCACACGTGAAAAATAATCTTATCTGTAGGAGGCGTATCTGAATTTAGCATACCATTACTAATAGCACGATTCTCAGCATCTTCTACAATCATTTCACCTGTGTAATGACCGTTAGGCAGATCACTAAAATTATTTTCAAACTCATAAAAATATTGCTCGCCTGTGCGCGAAAACAATTCAACTTTACCATCAAATACTTGCATTTCACGATAAGTGCCATCAGCCTTCAACTGGACAATCGCAGGAAAATTAATATCTTTTTTTGACTTTCCGTTGAAAACACCGCACCGCATATAGCAAGGCTTGGTAATAAGTCCCGAAAATACCTTATTGATTTGTGTGCGACCACAGTTGATTCTCAAGTCACGATTCAAGATTTTCATCAAAACATCGCGGTCTTTGTCTGTAGTGGATTTCAAAATTTCATTCATCGCATCAATTGCAGCATGTCCAGTAAGTTTGCGTGATGCTAATGTATTTTCCATAAAGTCGAGACCTTGCTCAAAGGAAATATGTGAAGATTGTACTGATTCAAAAACAATCCCATTTTTATGCCAGTGATTTAGTGACATATAATAATTATACACCACTTTGTCGTAGGTCATTTTAAGCACTCTTTGAAGTAGGGTATTTGATTGATGCTTTTTCAATACATCCATCTTATAATTTGCACTATTATTTGCAGACATTTCTTCAATAATATCGTAAATCATCTCATCATCCTATATTGTTACAAACTACAATTAACACATATAACCACAAATGTCAATCACATTCATCTATCCATGCAAAATTTCCGGTGTTTGGGCAGTACAGCCCATATCCACGCTCAATAGCAAATCCTTGCCAAGTTTTATTGTCGGTTGTATGTGGCGCGACGTACACAACCATAATTAACCCGAAGGTAAAAATAGAAGAAACAAAAGCTCCCAACCAAATATCAAACATTTTCTTCTTCATCCTCATACCATTCATCATTATCATCAACAAATCCATCTTGATACATGGCTTTGTACATCTCCAATATCAAGTATTCATCACTTTCGCCTTCAAGTAGCATCATACACCACTTGGCATACTGTTTAGCTGTAGTCATTTTAAGATTTTCCTTACGTATATTTTAAATTAACTGCCTTCATAAGATATTGTTTTTTCTGTTTTTTCATATATCTGGACCCATGCACAACCATATGCAGGCGAAATCTCAATATATTTTGGAAGAAAGTTTTCGTCAGTTTTTCCATGAACGCCCGCCAAATAAAAAGAACCACTGATTTCTGGGTGGGCATGTCGAAATCTATCACGCTCTCTTTGATAGATTTCAAGAGCCTTTAATAGACTTGCATTTTCTTTTTTAGTGATTCCATTTCATTCATTGAATTTTATTCCTCATGTTAAACCAAGCTACCGCTCTTTTGTTGATCTCTTTGGCAACTGATTTCCATTCAACATCCATGCCAGCAAGCTCATTGGTAGATTCTTTAAGAATGTCTGCATTGATGTTTTTTAGGAAGTTGCCAATAACTTTTGGTGACATAGAACCTTCACAATGCTCATCAATCATTTGCTGACAACGAACATCAGTGACAAAAGATTTTGCAAAATCGATGACAGAATCAGGAACTTCAACAAAAACAGAAGCAGGTGATTTGGTTTTCTTTGCGCTATGTGCTTCTGATTTTACTTTGAACACATAAGAGTTATAAAAAGACAAATCTACAATACCACTTTCATGATATGGGGCGACAACCAGACCTTCACCAGAACCAGAAATTCCAAACATGGTTTTAACAAATGGGTCTTCATCACCAATGCTACAAACCTGAACTTCAAGTTTTTCTTGAATGTCTTTTGCTGTGCTTACAAAATCTGTATTGATATACATAGGTTCATCAAACCATGGCAAAACGACAATATCAGGGCTTTCTGGTAGGTATGGTGCAATCAATCGTGGCTCGACCACATATTTGCCATCATTATCATCTAAGAGCCCATTTGGCCCCAATAGAAGCACTCCAAACACATAAAACCGTTTACGATCAGTTAGACAAATCGCATCTGATTTTTGAACACCTGGCCCCGCCCATTCACCGTAAATGATTACGTTTTGTTCAGTTTTCCAGTTGATGCTAGTTGCCCAAAAAGCAAAACCAGCATTATCAGAAAGCGGCGTCACATCTGATGTTCTTTTTTGTGCAGCTACTACGCCATCTACAATTCTGATCGCACCATTTGTTCCATGAAGTTTGATCTTTGAGCGAAGTTTAAACTCGCCCACACAATATTTTTGTGCTTTGAGCCACACGTCTGAAAACTTTTCGATTGACGTAAACTTTTTAAACTCGCTCATATTAAAATTCCCTTGTATATTATTCCAGTAAAAATATATCCCATACGTCTTGTCATGTCAACTGCTTTTTTCGCGCCATTCTTTTCTACGCTCCCTTGCGATTACAGCAAGATCCTCAATATTTACAGGCGTATAATCTATTTGTTCTACGCATACACAATAATGCATTCTTGAAGGGGAAGGGCGAGTATGGATATGCCCATGGACAGACAGAAGAGGCGCACTTATATCTTTGCTACTATATATTGAACTTTCATGTAATGGGACATGCGAAAGAATTAATTCATATTCAGGAAATTGTCTCCACATTAGTACTTTAGAAAAGAAACCACCATTAGAAAGAAATGGAATGTCATCATGATTGCCTACGATTAGACGTTTAGAACCATTAAATTTTGGCCATAATGTTTTGAATTCTTCTTTACTACCTATCAGAACATCACCCAAATTATACCAAATGTCTCCTTTTTTGACTACAGAGTTGTGCGAATCCAAAATATGTTGATTCATATCAAGTGCATTTGAAAATGCCCGCTGGGGCTTTCCTTCATCGTCAACAAAATTAAGCATATTTGCATGGAATAAATGAAGGTCGCTACTTACCCAAATGTTTCTTGTCATATTTTTACTCCATTGTACTTTCTTTCAAAGCCCGAAAATCTTTCATAGTATATGCTGGTTCGGAATAAATTTTGGGGCCATAATTTTCATAGCCAACAGTGTTCATAAAATTAGTTGGTTTATCGTTTTCTGATAGTGCTTCCCATTGAATTTTTCCATCAATACAATATGGTTCTACCGTTACGGTAAACTTTAAATTAATTCCATATTGACACTCATAAAAAGTAGAACCAACTTTCAGATTTTCGGGTTTTAGTCTCATTTTAATTCCTTTATTTTGCTTTTGATACCACCCATGCGACAACAACTTTACGATTTAGTTTTGGGAAAGATGCAATTGGAACAGGCTTTTTGGTCCAATTGTCAGCTGCATGACCAAAATGGGCTGTCATCATATGGTCATCGGTTGCGAACATAACTGGCATCACCATTTCATAAGATGAACGACCAGCAAGAAATTTGTCAATTGAAGGAGGGGTTTTCCAACGGCTTATCATATCGATAGGAATAGCATTGTATCCTTGTTCCCGCAACAAAAGAACCGCCTCCTCAATAAATACGCCTTTAACATCTTTTCTAGCAATATTTTGCATCATCGCTGCACGACTATGCATATGCCCTACAGGCGAACCAGTCAAAAGCGAAACTGCAGTAGGAACACACCAAGCAGTAAAATTTTCCCAACCTTTAAAATCAAGTGTATGTAGCATATCAATAATCTTTCTTTGATTGTTTCTACAAAACCACAATACCAAATTCAAACCTATTGTCAACATTAAAAAGTATAAAGTGGGGATTACTCCCCACTTTTTTATGCCACCCGCCTTTGTGATCCCGAAGAGATGGCACGGTTTAGGTTCACACGATCACCAGCAGACCGCCCTGCGCCGTGCGCCGTAGTGTTATTCCCAAAGCTAAAGCTTGCCGAGGTCCGAAGGCGAGGGTGCGCTTTATGATACGCGGCGTCAACTTCTTTGCGCTTCATATCAGCAATTTCAGAAATTACAAGAGCAGTATAAGATGAAGTGTCCGTGTTTTCAATCTGCAAACTTTCGGCTTTTACTTTTTCTTTTCTACGATTCTCATCGGCTTCCTTTGCCATTTGAAACAGGCGCAACGAAATCCGCGAAGCCATGGAAGTCTGGAATGCTGTTTTTGCACCATACCCAACAGCTTTGTTATTCATGCGGTAGTTTTCATATTCACGATCAAGGGCTTCTTTGATAACGGCAATGAGGTAGTTTGAAAGTTCAACATCTGGGCGGTGGCCAGTGAAAGTGATATCGCCTGAATAACGATTATAAACCGCTTTGGTGGAGGTGAATGCCGAAACACCAGCAAGACACAACACAATTTTGTGGCGCTGTTTACCGTTCAGACAAGAGGTGTCAACTACTTTATTGATGATGTCAAGAACGATGCGGCCTTCTGTTTCTGCAAGCGCAAGTTCTGCTTCTTCGATGTTGTAGGCGTCCATAAGTTTTGCTGCCATAGTGAAAGCACTTTGCATTTCAGACTCGGAAGCACCGTCATTTTCGGCTTTTGCGCGAAGATTCATAACACGCTGAAGCATTTTGTCGCGATTGTTCTGTTCGGTCATTTTACATTCTTTCATGTTTTCTGATTACTTGTATAAGTTAGTATATTTTCAAATTGGTGTCAAGAACTATTTTCTCTTCACTCACTCACACATACAGACAATAGCAAAATCTGCTTCTGTTTCGCCTTTGATGGCGTTATCATAGATATTCTCAAATTCAGAAAATGGCAATGCGCGCAAAGCATCATCCAATTTATTCCAGTGCTTGGCATGACTGCGCGTGGCGCTTGAGAACGAAATTGCAATCTTTGCCGCGCTAAGTGCTTCTGCATATGTCATTTTGTCTCTTTCTGTGTTTACTACTATTAACACATATAGCAACAAATATGAGTTGTCAACACCCAAAATCAATTTTTCTGATTTTGGGTGTTGTGTTTTAAACTTTATACAGCACAATATCTTCTTCAGCTCTAGTTATTGCAGTATACAGCCACCGATTCCAATCATCTCTAAAGCACCAAGACTCATCATAAATCAAAACATTTTTCCATTGCGAACCTTGTGTTCGGTGGCAAGTAATGGCATATCCAAAGTCGAATTCTTGGCTGCCCTTCAGCATTTTCCAATCTGGTTTTGGTATTTCATAATCAAAAAGGCTCTTGTGTACTTTTACTAATGGTGGAATAGAATCAAAGTCATCGCTATTAACACTCATATGGATAAAGTTTGTTTTGAATTTTTTATCTAATATGGCCTCTACTGTAAACATGCCACCATTAAAAATACCCAAAGTAGAATCATTTCTACAACAAATAAGTTTATCGCCTTTTATTGGTAAATCGCTGTCTATGCCTTTCATTTTCCGCATTTTTGAGTTTAGTCTTTCGCGGGTCGCATTTCTTCCTACAATAACCTGATCTGCACTTAATACTTCTTCACTTGATACTTTATCCACAACCCGACTTCCGCCATATTGTCCTATATCGGGCATCCGACCATTTCTAACTTCATTTGCCAAATAAATAATTGGATTGTCAGCTGCTTGTCTGTGAATTTCTGTGAGCATAATATCAGGCTTGCATTCAGTAAAATATCCTGCACCCTTTACTGGTGGTAGCTGCGCCGGATCACCCAAAACAAGAATTGGCTTTTTGAAAGAAAGTAGATCTTTAGCAAGCTCTTCATCGACCATTGAGCACTCATCAATGATTATCAATGCGCAATCATTCACTGGACTTTCTTTTTTATTGAGTTTAAATGATACTTGCCCTTGATCGTTCACAACTGGTTTGTAAATCAGGCTGTGAATAGTTTTTGCACCAACGCAACCGTTTTTTCGCATTACAAGTGCTGCTTTACCTGTAAAAGATGCATAACAAACATCACCATCTATATTTTCAGCAAAATGTCTTGCTAATGTAGTTTTTCCAGTCCCAGCAAATCCAAAAACTCTGAATATTTGTTGTTTTTTAGAATCTCTATAAAACCAAGTGTTCGCTGCTTTCAAAGCAGGCTCTTGCTGGCTATTCCATTGCATTAAATTATCCTATTGTTATTTACATATTTTATTAACTATCATCATACCACAAACAATTACCAAATGTCAACACGAAATAGTAGTTTTTGAAGCTACTATTTCATTTAGTGACATTTAATTATTTTAGGAAGGTTTCATTACAAAAGTTTTCACCCAGCCATGTATGGCAGCATTAGGATGATATAGGCTGGTCCAAAGCAAACCATAATTGCGCTTTTAGTGCTAAAAAGAGATGGCAAAATAATCCCGAAACTAATTCCAAGATATTGTACCATACCCAAGTGTGTTAGATAAATTTTCATATTATTCTCTTATTTTTCAATTGTGTTTGATATACTTTTGTCTAATACACATCATCCCATTACAGTAACTTGTCACGCAAAAACATCTTCTCAGGTAAAATTATCAATGTTTTCTACAATGTATGCAAAAACGGATTCATTAGGGTCTAATGAATTGAAATTTTCATCTGTTTCTTTGAGGTCTTCGATAAGATCAGAAATCTCAAATTCAGAAAGAGACTCTAATATTTCTTGTGCTTCATCTTCTATCGTCGGTTGATTGTAGAAATTATCTGCTGCTAACATGTTTCCATCAGTAGTGTGCCACATAACATATCTCCATATTGTACTTATATAGGTTACACAGTATCAATATATATGTCAACTGCAAAATTGCATTATTGGTAATAAGGGTTTTCGGGGTCAGTATCACCTGACATATCTTTCCACCAATCCAACTCAAATATTTGTCCATCATTGAACATTTTCGTCATAGACTTTATTCGCTTTTCGTATTCTGCTTTAGATGGTGCTACTCTTTCTTCTACTACATCCATAACGTATTGTATCGTAACAGCGTTTGCAGCAAGACTAGCACAACGTGCCCCAAGCTCACTTTTAAGATTATCAATAAGGATGCTTTCACTACTTTTCGCCAAGTCATCAGCTAAATCATGGGGAATTTTCAGATTCACATAACAATATACATAATCATGATGTGGGCTAGGTGAAGCATGTAGGACAAATTCATCTAACACTTCTATGCGGATGAAACCATCTTTTTCATACCACACTGCTCTTTTTTCTGTCAATTCTTCCGGTGGTCCAAAAAACATTTGAAGATGCCTTGCATACTTAGCTGGTTCTTTATTTTTCCACTTAGACATTGGGTCTTGTATATAAGCTTTATATCTGATCACTTTGCTATTTTCCTTTGTTGATATCAAAATTCTTTTATCATTTTTTCTTCAGATGGGGATTTCATCATAGAACCATCTGCCATTTTTATGTTTCTGAATCGTGTTGGGTATTGAAAAAATAACTTTCCGCCAGAGCTACGCTTAAATACAACACTGCTTTCCATAGTAAAACTGCTACCATCGTTGAACTCAAATTGCATAACATTTTCGACCATGCCATTATTTACATTTGTACGAACAATTTTGTGTGATTTTGGGGCATCTTTTTTTTGAAGTATCAAAGAAAGTTTAGAAGAGCTTTTTGAAACAAACCCATCTACGATAGAATTCACACTATCGTTAATGAGTTTTTCTACTCTTTCTTTGTGGCCAGAAATCAATTCCAGTAGTGGTTTGCCATCTTTTTTCCTCAGCAAAAATATAGTAGAGGCGACTTGCTGTATAGTAGGAGATGATGGCAATTCTTTAGGGTCGGTCAAATTTTTTATTTTATTATATGCTGTCATCATTTGCGATTCTATGTTGGTTCTTAATTCTTTAGAAAAAGAATCGGAAGCCTCTTTCATGAATTTTAATGCTAATTTTGTAGCATCAACAGAAGCAATGGGCTTGTAAAATTGATCTGGTTTTGGTTGTGCAGGGGGCTTACCCGCTTTGACATAACTTTTTATAATCTTGAAGCCACCATGAATATCTGAAATGGCATTAGTAAAGGATATCGCCTTGTTATTTTTTGGCGTCATACTATTGAAAATTTTAGTTATTTTCTTAACATCACCTGCCGAAGTCATACTCCAAAGGTCAGATGTTTCTTGCCCAGCATCTCTCACATCTTTCTGTATTTCAGCAAACATGGTATTGTAAGCATACTCGATGCCAAGATTTATGCTTGATTTGTATTCATCAAATCTTGCGTTATATATTTCTTTCTCTTCTGCTGCAATTTCAAGTGCAGTCAGTGCATCAATATAGGATTGTTTTCTTTTTTCGCCCTTGATGTAAAAAGCAATGCCTTTTGCATTTTTGAAGATGTTGGTAGCTTCTGTATTTTCAGAAATATATTCTTTGAAGCTTTTCACAGGCACTCCTCTATTTGTTCTTGAATACAGTAGCATGATTTGGTTATTCATACAAATATATTTTGCTGTATTTCACTATTTATACTTATTTCAATAAACATGCATTTTATGTCTTGACAAGTATAAAAATCTTGGTATAATCAATGTTAATGGGATGAAGTGGTAGAAACCTAGTGATTTTTATAAATTTTATTGTTAAATTCTATATATTTAAAATCAGCTTTGGTAAAATAATTTTTCAATTTAAAATATGTGTAATCACGTAGCATTTCCGCCTATGATATAATGTGCCCAGATATCTTCCATGGCATTAACCAATACATCTATATGTTCTACATCATGCAAAGGCGAAGGTGTAAAGCGCAATCTTTCTGTTCCTCTTGGTACTGTAGGAAAATTAATTGGCTGAACGTATATGCCATATTTTTCGAGTAGAATATCTGATAATATTTTGCAATTGATTGGGTCGCCTACTTGAACTGGTACGATATGGCTACCATAATCAATTACAGGAAGTCCTATCGACTTAAACCTATCTTTTAGTATTTTTGCATTTAATTGTTGTTTGTCCCGCAAATGTTGTGCATTTTTCAAATAACTAACTGACGCTGTTGCACCAGCGGCAACTGATGGTGGCATGGAAGATGTGAAAATAAAACCTGGGGCGTATGACCGTATAGCATCACACATTTTTGAGCTTGCCGCGATATAACCACCAGCAACTCCATATGCTTTGGCTAATGTACCATTTATAATATCTAATTTATGCATAACACCATCGCGTTCCGCAACACCTGCACCACGCGGCCCATACATACCAACCGCGTGAACCTCGTCTATATATGTGAGTGCATTAAACTCTTCAGCCAAATCACAAATTTCTTTGATTGGCCCAAAATCACCATCCATAGAATATATCGATTCAAATACAATTAACTTCGGTAATGAAGGTTCGTCATTGTTCAACAACTCACGCAGATGTTGAACATCGTTATGGCGAAAAATTCTTTTTGTGGTATTATTGCGCCGCACCCCTTCTATAATAGAAGCATGATTTAGTTCGTCCGAATATATTATGAGATTTTGGAATATTTTTGATAGAGTTGATAATGTGGCATCATTGGCATTATAGGCTGATGTAAAAACCAAAGCAGATTCTGTTCCATGTAATTCCGCCAATTCTTTTTCAAGACTGGTATGGTATACTGTTGTCCCAGAAATGTTTCTTGTGCCCCCAGAACCCGCTCCGGTAGCATCTAATGCCGCAATCATTGCATCTATAATGATTGGGTGCTGCCCCATACCAAGATAGTCATTACCACACCAAACGGTAATTTCTTTTTTATCCCCATTTGGTTTGTGCCATAATGCAGTAGGATACCTACCTCTTATACGTTCAATATCTATGAAAGTCCTATACCGCGACTCCAAACGTAATCTGTCTAATACTACATCAAGTGCTGATTCGTAATTCATGCTTTCCCTCCAATATGCTTGGGCCAACCAGCACTAACATATTTAGGTATATTGAATTTTTCTTGACAGATAAATTTTAAGCCTATTTACCTAACGTAAATCTATTTTAGGTATAATTTTTTCACTATGGACATCATCGCAAGCATCACACATAGCAAACTTCGAAGAATTTATAATATTCAAGTCCTTTCCGCAACAATCACAATTGGAAAATGTGCCGTCTATATTTCTAGCCATCCCGAATGACATCATATAATCATACTCTTGGCCTTGCTTAGACTCTGGCATGATTTTAGATAGAAAATGCATATATTCTTCGCTATCTGTAACATTATCTTTCAGTATATTTTTCTTTCCATAGGTATCTTCAATGTAGTATGACATGATTCTTAAAATACTATTGCCGACGCCATTACCTAAGTGGAACTCGCTACTTTCATATTTTCGTTTATAATCTCTACGATCATTCCATTCATCCCAGCCAACTACGGCTTTGCAAAAGATTGACCGTAGAGTTTTATCATTATCGGGAGTCATTTAAAGAGATATGCCTTTAGCTTCGAGAAGAATTTCTTTTTCTCTGGTGTTGATACTACAAACTTTTCCTCTAGTTTAACCGCAGAAACTTCCTGTTTTGACATTGCTACGATAGAATTGATGTGATTTTCATCTATGGTTATGTTTTTTCAGGGTTTTTAATACCCATTTCAGACATCTTGTCAATCATCTTTGTAAATGTAAGTTCACAAAACTCATCTTCCCAGTCAGTAATAAAGTATAGACGATCATGTTTTAGATTGATCTTATCATTAATAAACATGCCGAATACAATGGGATCTTTTTTTCTGGCAGCAAATTGCTTTTGCGCAGGCGTGTTTACTTCTTCGTCGGTAAGGTCTGTATATAGAATAAGTAAAACATCAAAAAGTCCAAGCTCACGAGCTTTGATGATGTCTTCCATATTCGCGTCTGGAATTGACCGAGGATAATTTTCAAGTTCAACTATTTTTACAGAGTTTTTTGGTTTCACTTTGTCAATAAGCAATATGACATCTTGACGATGCACATACTTAGTAAGCCCCATAGCATGTAAAATTAGTTCTTTTTCGAGAATTTCCCACATATAAGATGCTTTATGGGTAAGATTCTTTTGGCCTAGACGATTTGCCTTTTCAATTTCTTTGCCAATGAACCCACGATTCTGTTCTAGCTGATCGTACTGAACATCAGTTATTTTGCTTTTTAAGTCGGCAAAATAATCTTTTGGCTCAAGAATAGCATCGGCGGCATTGCTTTCACTTTCATCAAGATTTAGCATGAAATTTCTATTTTGTTCGAGTTGATCTTGTTTTGCATCGGCTGCATTGCTTTCCTCATCATCAAAGTTTATCATCATTGCCACCCTTCAACATATTCAATTCATCTCGTCCCAACACAATCAATTCATCACGCTTCAACATGTCTAAGTTATTATTCAAAAGACTGACAGCAAAATCAAGTGCCGCCTTATAATTATCATCCAGTTCTTTGTCGCCAACACGCATGACAATTGATTTTACCACCATAATCGCTGTTTCAAATCCATCAATATATCCTTCTGTCACTAGTGTTCGGATTTCTTTATCTAGCGCATCAAATTCTTCTTTTTTCATAGTATATAACCTCATTTTTTTGTTACTAAGATTTTATTTTCCCAAGAGAGATTTCAAGCGCTCAAATTCTTTGTGGTTTCGGGCATCAGTATCAGATTTATTTTTTTCGACCGCCGTGACTCTTGCAGCACACTCTTCTTCTGTTTCCATGCGGCGACCTGTAAATACCCATTCAATACGCTCTTCGCCATATTCCCACACAGTTTCTTTGCTGATACGGATATCGGTATATGTGGCACCATATTCATCTCGAATGCGGTTAATGCGGTTCGCCATTTCATCCAATGTGGCGCCGTCCCAGTTCATTTCATCCTTTAAGAAAGCTGTACTGCCATCTTTGCGGGTATACGTTTCGCCCAATGTAGCGGTAATCATTTTGCGTTCGATATTTGTCATTTTATATTCCCTTTCCGAGAAAATATATATCTTTTGGATTTTCTAATTTGGCCATGGCATACAACACCTTGCCTGTATTAATCATCGCTTTGTGTTCATTTCCATCAAGATAAACATAGACTAGATATATATCGCTGTCAATAGTTAAACATCATTATCTTGACTACTAAACTCTGCTACCCAATCCAAATCTTCTTGCCGTCGGATTTCTCTTTGTAAAATTTCGTTTCGTTCGGAATTTAGTTTCCAAACATTTGCAGTCCATTCAACATATTCTTTTGAGCGCATATCAATTTCCATTTTATTATCCAATACTTAAAGTGAATGGGGGCAAGTTTCCCTGCCCCTCTTTAGGTTAATATCTTTCTATAATCTGAGGTGAATACTCTTCGACTTTTAGTCCGGCCCGAGCTCTAACTTCATCAAATGTATCTTCAATTAAGAGAGCACCATTGCGATACACTGTACGAAGCAGGTTTCCTTTTTCTGTTGCAACATTCTTAGGTACTGTTTTATAACTACAGCTACCCACACCACAGTCATACACAAGCCCCAAAAGACCTTTCTTAGAAGTCTTGCCTTTGTCTGAAATTGGGTCTTTGAATACATTATGCCAAATACCATTGGTATCCTCACGAGCACTTGCTTTCATTGCATACTTCAGTGTGTCTCTATTCCAAGCTTGTAGCAATCCGCCACCCATACCAAATGCGATATTGTCAAGTGAAAACCCAGCATCTATCACGTTTTTAATCAGGATAGGAAGGGTTTCTTCATTGAGGCCATCGCCTTGAATTACACGAATATAAGAAGGCAAAACTTTATATCCTTTGCTGTTTACCGCAAAGCCAAACTTTTCGGCAAGAATATTCAATACTTCGATTGGTACTGTCATTGGATCGCCAGAGTCAGGACGAACTACCAAAGTTCCACCTGATGAAATTACTTTATCTTTCAGAACACCACCCCACAACTCTCGACACGCGGCATAGATATCATAACTGTCGCTTACACAAGCGTAAATCTTGCCTTCCCCAGCAAATTTGACTATCATATTTTCAAATGCAACAACTTCGCCTTCTGGTCCTCCCCACCCACAAATTGTACTATGCTCACTAGCGGGGATACTAAACCCAGGCACTACTTCTGAATTATAGTATTCCATTGCACCCACAAGTGCTTCTACTGTATCAGTGCCCATAAAGTTAGTCAAGTGTGCCATTCCACCAAGCATTGCAGATTCTGAGCTACTAGCGCCTCTTGCGCCAAAGTCGTGCAATTTGAACTGAATTTGATCATTTACTGGAATATCGCTTGTTTTATGCAATCCAGCCGCAATAATCTTTTTCAGTTTACGGCTTTTTGTCGCGACGGTAGAAGGATACCAAATGCCGCGCAGCATCGCAGTCTCGATATAAGAGGTCAACCAAAACAGTCGAGGATCAGTGTTGACAACTTGAACCTGTACATTTCGCGTTTCCATAACAGTACCTTCAGGCACTGCTTCAATTTCAAGTGGTAGCATACCGTCATATTCGTTGACAATAATTTCCCAACCTTCACGATTGAATGGCAACCCGTGTGCAAGCACAAGCTTTTCCGCCATATTGATATCTTTTTGTGTGATTGGCGTGAGCATATACTGCTTAATGAATGCTTGCAAGCCGAAGAAAACACTTTCTTTTTCACCGCCGCGAGATTCGATATATGAACTGATACGGGTAGTATCTGGGGGATACTGCAAGAACTGGCTCAATTTATAGCTATCAGTTCGGATAATTGCAGTTAGTAGAGATAGTACATTGGTCATTTTCATAAACTCCTTATGATGTTATAACGTCTTTATTTATGTTATTTTGTAATAGATGATACTATATATTTCATATCATCAAATGTCAACTATTATTTTAGAAAATAATGCATGAAGTCTCCGATGTTCCTAATAACACCTTTTACAACACTTGTATGTGAACGAAGTCTGCTCTCGAAAACCCATTCTAAAAAATATCCAATAGAAAATGGCAGTACCAAGAATATTAGCAATGAAATAATTACAGGAGGCAGAAATATCCAAATATACCAAGGCTCTTTTTTATTTTTCTTGCCCATGTTGCATAAGAAATATGCTGAACTAATGCCAAATCACAAGATTATTCCTGCCAAAACTAAGATCATATTCATTGTGGCTTCACCGTCATGATAAGATCGTTTCCATCTTCTTGGACAGTACCAACAGTCCCCAACCAATCAACATCAATCACGCCCTCTTCTTTTCTTCTAGAATTTCGAAGAGTTTTTGCAGCTTTTTCAAGTGCGGTTGCAAGCTGGTCGACTACTTCTGCTTCTTTTGTACCTAGTTCAAAAAAACCGTCAATAGCATAACATTCGATTATATCAGTAACTAAATCGTCTATTGTCCAATTGCCTGCGGGTATTTCATCATCATTGAGATAAACATAAATACCGTTATGTTCGAGACATAACGAAATATCTATGGTTCCTAGTGGGATAGTTTTAATCATATTATTTTTCCTGTTGTTTGCAGTTTCTAATCTTCCGACTTGGTGCGTTTTTAAATTTTTATTTATGCTCCTAAATTTATCATATTATAGTAATTTAAATTATTGATGTCAACTGTTACTAAGAGTAGCAGCCATTTTTTCGTATGCGGTAATTTTAGAATTGTAATAATCTAACATTTGTTGATCTAATGGATCATCGGGAGTCTTATTCATTTTAATGATAAGTTTCATGATGCGTACATGGCAATAGACGATAGCATCATGAAACAATTCATCTACATATGTCAAATTATCATACTCAAAAGTTACTGTAGATATTTTATTTCCTGCTCGCATTTCCCAGTTTTCCATTACTTATCCCAATCTACATCGGTGTACTGTATATATGCCAGACATAGCAAAGATACAAATCCGATTAAAAATGGGAAGGGAGTGCTACTGAATAGTATGCCACCAACAATACTTACTGTGCCGCCTATACCGAGCACCCGTCTAAATGTTTTCATAATCTACCGCCTTATGTTAATTTTATTGTTGTAGTCATCTCTACTTTTAGGGGATTTGCGTCAATCGCATGAAACTTGGAATTTTTAAGTGTGAGCTGTAGTACTCGTTTCTCGAATTTTTCAAATTCTACGAACGCTTCATATCCAATAATTTCTTCGCTGTCTTCAAAGTAACCGTGCCCAAGAGGTATCTGGGCACGGTTATCACATGATACAAATACACTTGTGGGTGTGCATGTTATAATCGCCCAATGCTTGCATGTAGGTATTGTCATATTTAAATCCTGATAAAAGATGTAATGATTGCATAATGGTCAAACGCCATCATTTCACTGTTAATTTTGCTTAAAAGTACCCACTTAGCTTATTAATTATCTTCCTTTCCGTTTGCTTCTTCCGCGAGTAAGCGGGATGCCGCTGCTTTTGCATCTGCCAAAAGAGCTTCTAAATTAAATCCAAAAATTTCCGCGCAGATAAGCTTGGAGTAAATGTCAGCAAGAAAATTATCTTCATCTATATTAGATTCACTGAATTGCTCTAATAGAGAAATGAGTAACACAGCGGTTTTATTATTAATTTTTAGTATTCTATCATATTCTTCATCAGGTTCCATATCATTTTTCCTTGTTATTAAATTTACCTATTATCAGATTTTATTTCCGTTACTTTCTTTAATACTGAATGTAGTAATTCCATACTATCTGCAAATTTAATTGCATTGCTGTTTTTTTCCAAAACTAGATCATCAATATCATCCATCACAATGCGAATATTGATAAAGTTTGTTCCGCCTTTACCATACAGCATGGCATCTATATCCATGAGTTTATCAATTAGCTTCATAGGAATTTTGATGCTGAATACAGCGCATTGGCTGCAATGTCAATCCAAGACTCATCCGAATCCGAAAATACAACTTCCACTTCATCATAAGACTTTAATTCTTCTGGCATTCCAGAGTAATGCTTTGGTTCGTAGTTTTTAAATTCCATGCGCTTTCCGATACACATATAAAAATTAGCCAAAAGATGTTTATCAGATCCAATTTGGTGACATTTTTCCGACTTGTTCCTTAGTCCATTGTTTGATCCCGTCTTCCCAGAACTCCACTCGGTGACAGCATTGAATTATAGAATTATAAGTTGGTAGATGTAGTTCATCTGACACCCAGACGATATTAGTACCGTGCATATCATAATCAACATGCCAGTCATGTAGGTAAATATAAACTTTCATTTCACAGTCCTTTTATTGTCATAAGCTAATCGAAGTGTTGCGTCAACTATACTTTTTCAGTAGATCAAAGTCAATAGATATTACGTTCTTTTATAGGTGATAGGCCACGATGTAATCAACGCAACAATCGCTAATTTAGAAAACACTGTTGAAAATGTAGTTGACTTATAATCCAACAACTATAGTACTGGAATTTATAATACTATACTTTGGTCAGCCAATCAATGTCCAGCCAATCTGTATCTTCGTTCATCAATTCGACTTCATCCCCATAGATTTTTTTTAGCTTGTCCCAAACATATGCGTTGTTCATTTTGATACCGTAAGATTCTTTGTTGCAAGTGTAACAAGAACCACTTGTGCTGAAAAATTCATACAAAAAGATTTCTATCTTTTCGCCTAGACTCACATAATGGTCAGTTCTACTTTTAACACTTATGATGCCGCTTTCCATACACCAACTGCTACCATCAAGGTAGCCACCTGATTTTCCACTGAGAACTCTATAGTGTGGTTCCACACCATTAAATTTTATAATAACCCAATTGTCAACTTTATAATTTTTCATGAAATGTTCCTTAATTTCAAAATGATTATATTATTTTTACTATGCAACTTCAAGAGTATCATCATCAACATCACAATAGCTGAGTTCACCAAGACAAATAAATCTTGTCCCATTTACAACTTTATCAACATCAGTGTGCCAATGACCAAAAATGTGCAAATCGGGCTGGTGGACTTCAAACATGGCCTGTAGTGCCGATGCGGTCCTAGTTTTGAATTGGTTTTTACCGCCTAAACTGTTCCCTGTTTTGATAAACAGTTCGAGAGCGATCTCTGCAGGACAATCGTGCGTAACCATTACTCTTGGCTGTGCAAGTTCAAACATATTGATAGCAATGTTTAGATCAGCATAAGAGAGTTCTTCATCCTCCCACATGTCAATACCCATAGTCCTCCAATGGTGATCAATCGACCAAGCACCGCCCATATACATTACATCATTAATAACTGTAGAATCTGGAATCCACGATTTCATCTTCTTACATTCATTAGGCGAGTCATGATTTCCTCGAATGAATTTTGCATTTTTGCGAACCATCATATCATCAAGATTTGTGTGCCAATATTTGCTTTTTTCAAACCCCACGCCCATATCACCAACTTGAACGACAGAAGTGACTTCCTGAGGAAGATTGTTCAGGACCAATTGCAGTTCGCGAACGTAGCCGTGTACATCGCCTATATATCTTGTTTTACTCATTTTGCCTCACCAAATCTTATACTGGTTTCATGCCAACATAAAAATATTATTTGTTTCTTTTGTTGCGCAAGCGGTTCATCATGCGCTTATATTTCATAATTTCCGCTGCCAAAACAAGGACTTCATGCACTTCATAACTAAATGTGTGTACATTAAAAACTTCTACCGCACGAAATCCATCGGATGAGGTACAAAAAGTAACGGGTTTCGAGTAAAAAGAAGCAATTAATTTTTCAGCACATGTCATTTTAAATCCTTACTATTTTCTACATAATAGGTATACGACAGATTGAATGGTTAGTCAATACATAAAGTGTCTTTTTCTGTTAATACCTTATGATAACCAATAAAATTTTATTCTAACGATTTTCGCAATTTGTCTGGAGTGGTTTCGAGTATTGATGCAAGACTATTGATAGTTTCATGGATAGTATAGACCCCAAAACGCATAGTGGGATCATTGTTTTCTGCTGCCAGCAAAAATAATAATAATTTACTATGATGTTCATTCATTCAATTACATCCTTGGCAATGCAGAACCCTCTAACACTGCCAATTAGTTTTAACTGAACAATTGCTGCTCGACAAGATTCTTCATTATTAAATTCTTGCATTGCCACGCCACTCCCACTGAAATTGAAAGTGGTGTATATAATTACCAAGATGAATGCACCCGCTGTATTAATCATTCGTCTGTACCAAACTTTTTATGCAACCGCAAATAATTGGCATACTCTTTGTCTTTTTTTGTTTTAGCAATAAGGATACCTGCATTCTTACTTTTCATTTCTTCATTTAGTCTTTTTCTTTGTTCTTTGTCGGTTTCACTACGGTAATAATAATACCTTGCTACAATTTCGCCATCATTTAATTCGCAAGCGGAAAAATAAAACGTTCCAGCATTTACCATTCCTTTTGATTTTGCTAATGTAACTACATTATCAATTTCATCTTTTAAATTTTCTGCACTACTGTCAAGCGATTTCATTACTAAACAATCTTGCACTACATATGGGATTATTTCTTTATTAGAAATTGACATTCAAGCCCTCATTAATTTCATGTTAAAATTACTCTGTAAGTACGAATTTCTTAGGCCACCTACCTACATCAATACCGTAATAAAAGGCGACATCAAAGTAATCGCTATTGACTTCGGAATTATCATACCAATCGCTGCCTTTCATTGCGGCAACAAGTTCGTTCAAAAAGTCTTTTGCAACACCTTTAAAGTTGTAATCAATGTTGTAAACATTTACATTTTCGCCAATATTAACCTTACCTGAAGTAAGTGTGACGACTATCTTAGAATTCTTAGGCGTAGAAACAGTACCTTTCATGTCATACTTTTTCAGTACGGCTTTGATGTTTGGCATACGGACAGACTTCATTTCTTTTGAGATGTAAGACATGTTTCGTTCCTTTTGTGTTACATTATGAATACAGATTAATTGATAATTCGTATCTTGTCAAGCACCAATCTAGTTTTAATTGTCGCACATACCACTAAATGCGGCATAAGAAACACCATTTCCTAGCATCAATGTACGCGAACCACATTTTGAAAAAGTGAAAGCCGCCATGCCAATACTAAAAACGACAAACAACAAAAGTAAAAAATTAACCATGTCAAATATCTTTCTCGTTTTGTAAGTCAAAAACTGGTTCCGCATTGTTGCGCCCATAAAGATAACCTACTGCAAGTACAATAATATGTGTAATAAGTATAATCAGAAAGTATGTCATAGCGTGTTTCCTTTGATATATATTTAACCTACTTGTTTTACAATAGCATCACAGTAGGTGGTGTCAGACTGTTACTTGACAGCCGTGTTTTTACTAAACATACCGCCGATTACAAGCGCGGCCAACCAAGTCTCAAATACGAACGGAATAGCCGCAACTGGGAATAGGGTATTAACCGCCCAAATCAGTACAAGCGGCATAACCGCAACAAAAACAATAAGCAGTATTCCAAAAGTTAGTTTCATGGTGTGTTCCTTTATTTGTCATTAGAATTACTTTATATATCTAAAATGTGTGTAAGCCAACATGTATTTCACATATAACTAGTTAAAAATTTCGAACATGGGCGCGGCGATATTGGCAACTTGCTGGCCTGTTGCTTGATGGATTAGGCGAACCTGACTAACATGGATGAGGTATCCTGCTGCAACCGACGCGTGATAGTTACAGCCGTTCTGCTCAAAGCTGGCGTTCAGATTGCGGCGCATGATCTCTGCGTTTTTATCAGTCGGTGCACCGTTCGCCGTGCTGTTGACGCCGCCTCGGACATTCCACGCAATCACATGCCATCCAGCTTGGTCTCTGTATTCGGCGCGGTAGGTTGGAGTAATAATGCGTCCCACTTTCGTCTCCTGTGTTTTACCTGTGTGTTAGTTATAGCATTTATGGTAGTACCGCGCAAGCACTAATTTTGTATTTTACTCCACATTATATAATCCAATCCATGTTTTTCCAATCAACAAATTCATCTACAATTTCTACATTATCGCCATGTTTTTTTACAAGCATATCCCAAACATGGGCATTATTCAATCGAAAACAATATGAGTCTTTGTGGCATAAGTATGTAGAATCACTGTAACCAGTAAAGGTAAACTTATCTTCGTTTATTGTAACACCAACAATCCCAGAGCTCATTTTCCAACTATTACCTGTTGTGTATCCACCACCCCATCCAGCTACCACCCTATAGTGTGGATTTTCGGTTTTAAAATATACAACAACCCAATTATCAGGATTATACATCATAAAGGCAACTCCATATGATTTGTAGACAATAAGGTTCCATTCATATCGACAAAAGTAATCATATCAAACCCCTCATCAATAGATGGGGTAATATAAGAATTATACATGCTTGTCAATATGTTAATGGGGATAGTTTTGCCAATCCGATTTAATAGGCGATATTTCCAAGCATGTAAATTGTCAACGTCTTTGACTTCTGGTGGAACAATGCAATGACAGTGAATATCATAATTCGCCTGTTTCATACGATTTATGATTTTTTTGCGTTTGGCAAGTGCTAAATTTGTTTGGTCCCAAATAATATTTTGTTTGTTTTGCGCAGCAATATCAAGAAGTGCGTTCATTGACGAAGTTGCATTTTTAATATTTGCTTCGAACGCTTCATCATAAGTAATATTGAATTGCAGGGCAGCTTCTTCGATGAAGTTATCTGTACTGTATACAAAAATATCTGGGTCTATTTTTTTCAATAGATCAACTTGTGTAGACTTCCCCATCGCGGGCATACCAACCATCACGGTGCAAATTGGGTTTGTCATTTTTAAATTCTCCTTAGTAGCTTCTGGGTTGCATATAAACACTTTCGAGATAAATTCCGACTCCAGAATTTACAAATTCTGTTGTGTCATGGATTTGACCATTAGAACCTTCTACGACAACCATATATTTGGCCGGAAAGAATTTTGAAGGTGGCATAATTTCGTAATCAACTACGAGACCTTCTTCTGTTGGGTAATATGCACCCCAGACCATAACAACTTTGGTTCCGATTGCGATAGAAGTCATATTTTCAGCAGTGATACGCATTGATATCTCCTTTTCTTTATCTATGTTATATGATAATTTGGGAGGCTTGTCAATAGGGGATATACATCTTTTGTTGTTGTTTGTGCAAGGTTGGAATTTAATTCTACTAACACAAACAACATATCAAAATTGTAGTTTATTTTTCTGATTTTTTCTTGGACTTTGGTTTATCTTTTTTGTTTTTTGCTTCGAGACGCTTGACAACTTCATCGCCATCCATCCATATATCACTTCCGTCTATAAGTTTTTGGATTTCATCTTTTGATAGAAACCCCTGATATACATCATTCATTAGTTTGATAGACCATTTTCTTTCAAACTCTATTTGCGAATGCATATCACTGCCCTTGCCGATAGTGCCGCCTGAATAGTTGTGAAACATAATTTGTGAGTGTGGCGAAACCTCAACATTGTCTGCCGCCAACAATATCATAGTAGCTGCTGACATACATGCGCCTTCGATAGATGCAATTACTGTTGCTTCTGTCTCGTTGATAACTCTCAACATTTGAATTGCGGTATTCATATCACCACCATACGAATTTATGTATATTTTTATTGCATCATTAGAACCAGCATGGCGAATTGTGTCAAACCATGGGATATATTCATCTGCGGTTTCTATGACACCACTTAGGTAAAATTCATGTATATGCATAATAGGCTTGCAAAAACTTTTATCATCTTGTTTTGTTTGCTTGCCAAAAATATCAGCCAAGTCAAATTTTGATGCTTTTTTATTCATTATTTTTCCTTCAATTCTACGCGGATATGTGATCCACTGATTATTAGTAGTATGGGCTTTATGTAACATCAAAAGTGAAGGTGGTTTGATGTCACAACACCTGTATTTATTGTATGATTTTTATTTACTTTAGCCATCCTATACGTTTTTGATTTTTTACTCTTTTTTGGTATTCATCATATGAACTTGGGTATCTCCAACTCCAAATACCGACCAACAACATAAACCCACCAGACCCCATTACTGCAAATACATTACCTGTAGTAAACCACAGAAATAATAGTGAAGTTGACATTGTTCCTACCATAAAAAACTTGAATTTCAATGGGAAGATTCTTTTTTCTTGCCATCCAATCAAGAAAGGACCGAACAATTTATGGCTGTAAATCCATTTATGCATCCTAGTGCTGGATTTTGCAAAACAATATGCTGCTCCCACCGCAGGGGTACTCCAAGGAATCCCAGGTAGGATAACACCCAAATATGCAATTCCAAGTAATAGTACCCCAAGGGCAAACCAAAATATTTTCATGTCCACAATGACCTTCTAATTTTAATGAGACGAATTAACATTTCTGTATCTTCATCTTCATATGATTTTTCGATTGAATTGATATTTTCAAGCATCATATCAGTTTTTTCATGGTTTTCTTCGGGGTCTGTTTCCAGAAATCCTACACCTCTAGATCTCTTGTCGTCACAATATGCACTCCAACCACTCAAATCATACGCTTCTGGGCGATTGGGGTATGTTTCAGTCCACCATGTGTAAAGATGTAGTATTTCTTTAGCATTTTCTGCTTGTGAAGTAGGAACTGCTTCGTGCTTTTTATCGTCTTCAAGCCAATCTTCGTTAGTTAATGACATTGACCATTGAAGATGCTTAATTCCAAATTCAGAACTGCGCCATGTTCTGGTACGCCACATTCCACCTTGCCACCAAGACAATTTCTTTATTTTTTCTTCATCCCAGCGATGATAAGAATATGCCATTTCGATTTCTACAAAATCTACGAGCTCATCAAATAAGCATATCAAAATCCTGCTATCAAAATCTAGATATTGCCCTCGTTTGATATGTTTTTTGTGCGCAACAAGAGCATGTGTCTCATCAACCCAACGATTCACAACATAATATTTTACTGCATAAATCTTATCTTTGGGCCAATTTACGAAATTTTGAATGCCGTCAAGAGCTTCTTCAGCAACCCAAAATCTAAATTTGTTAAAGTTTTTTGCATTTCTATCCCAAGATGCCCATTCATCGGCGGTACCACACTCAATTTTTTTAGTGCCTCGAATTTTATCAGCAAACTTGCTACAACTCCAATAATTAATTCTCATATAATTTCCTTTGTGGTATCTGGATACTCAACAACTTTTGCCAACGTACCCCAAATAAGTGCTGCTTCTTTAGCTTTATATAGTGTGTTATATGTATGAACTTCAATATTTTTGCTATGGGCATCAATAGGTAGTTTTGTTACATACATATAACTACCTTCAAAAGGTATCATTATTGCATAGCGCATCTTAAACTCACTTCTACAATATCTACATTGGTTACTAAAATCCATGCTATTAACACGAAAAATCTTGTGAAACCTGTGTACACCAAATAAACATTTTACAAGACCTGTAAACAAAATACAGAATCCTTTAATGCCACCGCCTCCTGCCATAATTTCGCTATTTACATTTATCCAATTTCTTTTGAATAGGATAAAACATTTGTGTTTCTTAATCTTAATAAAAAATTGCATTATAGTTTTTTGCTTTGAATTATTGCAACTTTTATAGTTTCAGCATAATTTAACGCAGTTTGCTCTTTCATCACAATTGTACTTTGCATTTCTGCATATCCTTTTGTGAGTATTTGCCAGATTTGTTTCCATCGGCTTTTTCCCGACCATCTGGTATGTACGATAAGGTGCGTGTGTACTTGGATATGCATTTTGTCTGCTTCAATTTCAACTTCATGCGAACAATATTCGTCACCACAATCGCACCGAACATGATAAACCAAAGAGTTACCCCAAGAAGCATCAGTTTTTAATACACCTTCCGCAGGTTTTTGATATTTTACCATTTTATTCATCCTTCAACATATCAATCACATCATCTGGTAGAGAAACGCTAATGTCTTGGTCGCCTATGCCAAAATCATCATTCAACATAGATAACTCTTCTTCTAAATTACTTGGTTGTGTCATCTTTGATGCCCAATCAATTTGGTTGGTGTCATCTTCAATATCAATTTCACAACCACAACCCATATCAAGCCATTCAGATAGGGTTTCTGGCGAACGATTATTACTCATCGCAAAATCTACAAGACAATGAATACATACATAAGATTGTACCCAATCTTTAAATTCAGCGAAAGTGCAAAACTCATAAGTTTTTTCGCCGTTTGGTAGTGGCGAACTTGTAATAAAACTTGGGATGTATTCAATTTTAATGATATTAAATTCCTCTAATTTAAGTTGTCTTGCCAAGCAACCAGTTTATCATGATCTTGTGATAATTCGAAATTGCACCAATGCGTATATCCAGCCTTCAATGCATATTTGCTCTTTGCGTAAAACCGATTTCTTATTGTGTATAACACGCCACAATCGGTTTTACAAGGGAAAAGAATTACTGCATATTCTTTTCCTGTCGGGGGTTCTGTTTTCAAATCAAACCAACCATTTTTCATTTTATGATAACCCTATTTTTCCAGAACCGCGAACTTTATCAAGGTTCTCCATGATGCAATCGTCACAAATAGCAACGTCAAGTGTTTCACCTGTGCCCATTGGATCGAATATAGTGGACCCGTAATGTCCATAAGTTCTAAAGTGCAACCCATTCATCGGGTGTACTTCAATTGCTTTTCCATCTTGTCCTTCATAATTTAAATTATCGAGTACTTTCGAACAGGATATGCAACAGATTGTAGTAAAGGTTTTTGTCATTTAGTATTTCCTTACTGGCACTTTTGCCTTTTCTGACTGTTCAATCATGTTGGATGTACCTTTACCACCTTTAAAAGCAACTACCAAATCTGGTTTGCCTTCGGCCAGCATTTGCTTATTACGAATTGCGCCTGCAGCTTTTTTATATGTATCCCAATCGGCAGAGAATCCCATATTTAGAATGTCGTTAGTTTCTGCCCATTTCTTTGCCCAAGAATCCGCGCCATCAGCTTCACCTTGGATAACAATAAGTGTTCTGCCTAATTCTTCTACCGATTGTCGCAGAATGTCTAATCTATCAAACATAAACTTTACTTCTTGTGCATTCATGGTTTTCTTGCGATTAGAGTTTATCACCCAACCATAGTCACGTCCACCACATACAATAATTCTAAATTCTTTTTGCATTATCGGATCTTTCTTCTATCATGTCTAATATGTCGTTTTTTAATTTCATTGCTCTTGGCGTTAGCATATCGTCTTCTTCAAGTGCGTATTCACTTATTAAAAACCCCATATGACATTTTAGACAATTCATATAATCTTTCTGGTCAAACACTACCATTTCTTCTTGGAATCCAGATGGGTAGGTTATGGTATATATATCAAAATCTTCGGTCTGTTCTATTCTGAAAAAAGGGAAATATTTTGTTTCAAATAATCTATTATTGACGTTGACTATCAAGATTTAAACTGCTGCTCTATTATATAAAGTACCTTATCTTGAAGGTTTGATTCCTCAGACCCTAATCTGGGATTTCCAAAAATATCTTTTAGTAAACTAAGTTCGTGATTAGATATCGTGGCTTCTTCACTATCGTATACAAAGGAACCTCTTTCATTCAATAATTTGACCATGACATCATCATCAAGGTCATATAAATTTTCGTCAAAAACTTTATAACCTCTATCTACGATCTCATCAATCATTTCATCATCTTCATAATCTGAAAACTCAATACTTGATTTTGTCTTTTTTACTCTTTTATTCATCACAAATCCTTTCACATAGCATAAAATATATGATTGCCGATCCTGCCAACTTTTTCGAACTTTATTGCCCATGTAGGCATCCGCTTCAATTTGTCTGGATTTAAAAAATGGGTAGCGCCATTATTGAAATATTCTACTTCGCCATTAATAAGGTTTTCGGCCATTTCAAGTGACTCGGCCCAAAGCTTTTCATTATATGGTGTGTGGTCTTTTTTTGTTTTTGTCCAAGAAAATTGACTGCGTTGATAAACAACATCGCATATATTATCTGGGAAGTTTTTATTCTCAACTCTATTTAGTGTTACTTCGCCAACCATTTGCATACCATCATGACCCTCATGACCCTCGCCACGAGCCTCATGATACATGTTCAATGCAAGCACTTTAATTTCTTTTTCATAGTCACATGTTTGTGATAAAGTTTGACTACAAAATAAAAGTAAGGCAATAAAAGCCATACCAATTATTTTCATGTTTTTCCCTTTTTTCATACCAAAGACTATTATAGCCTATAATAATAACAGATTCAAGAAAGAAATTGGCAAGTATGCCCGCCAATTTCAGATTTATTAATTTCAATAGTGTCCACCAAAAATATTCTTGGTGCCATCGGGGTAAAATGATGTTGGTGTATTTTTAATTCAATACGATTGGTCTATCTTCTTTTTTTGAAACCACCCGCATTGAAATAAAATCATTATCATTCGTTTCGTCAATAATATTTTGAAGCAAGTCATTAGGCTCTACAGCACCAATTACCCGCCATGTCCAGCCATAACTATACTCTACCCAAAGTTCCCACATACTGATGTAATCCTATGATTGTGAATGAATTTATATTCTATCATAAAAAAATGTATATGAAAACCCCCTAAACAGAGGATTTTCGGTTTTTTATAGTGAAAATTTACCCATAGCACTTTTATCTACCGCAGTATTCATACCACCTATACGATAAGATGTTATATTTGTTTCTTGTGGCGCAGGCTGCATTTCTTTTCCGCCAATCCATTTCAAAGTCCAAGGTAGTGGATTTTGCGAAATTTCAATATCGCATGGAAGCCCTACTGCTTTCATACGAACTTTTGCGATATAGTCTACATAATCACAAAGAATATTTTCATTTAGGCCCACCATAGAACCTTCTTTGAATAGATATTTTGCCCATGCTTTTTCTTGTAGAATTGCATCTTTGAACATATCAATACATTCTTGTTCAGTTTCTTTTGCAATATCCGCAAATTCCGGATCAGTACGTACAAGCTCTCTTAACATATATTGCGTAGATCCTAAATGTAGATTTTCATCTCTGGCAATCAACTTAATAATTTTCGCATTGCCTTCCATAAGTTTACGTTCGGCAAAATTCCAAGAACATGCAAAAGACACAAAAAATCTAATGCCTTCGAGAATATTTACTGACATAATACATTTCCAAAGCAGTTTTTTATGGTCATGCAAGTTTCGGCCATCGGTATATCCATATAGAGAAACTAATTTATTATATTTGTCTAAATCGTCATAATAATGTGAAATGTCATTTGAGCAATCTACAATTTCCATGATACTAGGCATTTTGCTAAAAATTTCATCTGGTTTTGGAAATATATTGCGAATGATATAAGTATACGAGTAAGAGTGAATAGTTTCACTAAATGCCCAAGTCTGTGTCCAGATTTCTGCTTCAGGTACAGAGGTAATTGGCGAAAACACTTCGGAAGGCGCGCGTCCCTGAATACTGTCTAAAAGGGTTTGACGCAGCAAATTTGAAATAAAAATATGCTGTTCATGCTCGGTTAAACTCCGAAAGTCTTCTTTGTCTTTATTGATGTCATTGATTTCTTCTGGAACCCAAAAGAATCCTCTTTGTTGTTTAACAAACCGATCAAGAGCAGGAAATTGTGGTTGATCGTATCTTGCGATATCTACAGAACCATCAAGGAACATCCCCCTGCCCGTATAATCTACTGTTAGTGTCATTATATTTTCCTTTTATTTAAATTTATAGTACGCAAGATTCACAATAATCATCATCGCCGTCTGTGACTTCATTTTCAGATAGCGGCTCATCTAATTTTACTTCACCAGACATATCATATGTGTTGCAATAGTATAGTGTCTTAATTCCCATTTTACAAGCATAAATCATATCACCAAGTATAACCATAAGGGGAATTTCATTGCTTGGATAAAATTCGGGATTGTAAGATGTATTCGTAGAAATAGATTGATCCACAAACTTTTGTATCGTGGCCATAATATTTAGATAACCAGTAGGTGATTTTTGATCCCACAAAAGATCATATTTATTTTTCAGCCTTTGAATCTCTGGGACCACTTGCTTCATAGAACCATCCTTAGAATTCTTGACAGAAATAAGTCCACGGGGCGGCTCAACACCATTAGTAGCATTGACCAACTGACTCGAAGTTTCAACAGGCATCAAGCTCAGTATTGTAGCATTTCTCATGCCTTTGCTAGTAATTTCGCGTAATTCATTCCAGTCAAGCAACAAATCGTTTTCTACAATACTATCAACAGCTTTGCGATATGTATCAATGGGCAATTTACCTTTGGCCCATTTAGTAGTGGAAAAAGCATCAAAAGAACCTCTTTCTTGGGCAAGTTCAGCCGACGCTTTAATAGTATAATACCCCATTGCCTCCATATATGGATGTAAGAATTTTGGTGTGTCTTCGCCTGTATATTTGTAATTGTTTTTGGCTAAAAAGTATGCCAAATTCGATATTCCAATACCAATGTTACGATACTTCAATGTTGATGAAAGTGCGGATGGTAGAAGATAAGTCTGATATGTCAAAACATTATCTAAAAACCTTACAACTACTTTTGAAAGTTTTTCAAAATCATCAGGCGTTTTAATATTGCCCATATTATATGCAGCAAGTGTGCACAATGATATTAGTCCGTCAACATCACTAATACTTTGCATTGGCTTTGTGGTCTGTACGACTTCGGCGCAATTATGCACTAAAACGCCATTAGCAAAAAAGTTATGATTTTCTGCTACTGTTATATCATATACTGGGGCTCTTTTATTTAATTTTATTACTTTTGCCATATAATGTTCTTCCTTTTTTCCATCCTATTAGATTATATTCATTCAAATCAATAAAAGAGATTGATTTGCTATTAACGCCGTCAGTAACCCAACAACGTTTTCCGCTTATTATTTTCACACGACCAGATCTTCTGGTATAGTATGGGTCATATTTTAGACCTGTTTTTTCTTCCACTATTTGTATCATACCACGAAAGCCATCTCCATCAAACCTAAAATCTTTTATTGACTTAGGAAAATATATATTATTTTCAACCCCAAAATCTGTTGCTGTTTTATGACCTGGTATATATCCTAATTTATTGCATATTTCGATAAAGTTTAAAATGAGTTGGTCATCATCATAACCAGAATAGTTATTATTTTTATCCCCACTACCATTTACCATAGATAATTTTCTTTCATCTGTGTATTTTACACCTTTACTATGGTGGACCCACTGACCCGATATCACTTTAGGGTGTTGGCAACTTACTGAACCTATAATTTTTAAAGTATCAACATCTTTCACTGGCATATTGCCTTTCCTCGATTCGGATATTTTTTTAGCTCCATTTGGCGTATGCCACCCAACTTTTTTTCTGAATTCAGATGAATTACTTTTTATGAACGCATATCCGCCTAATATATACTTAGTAAGGTGCATGTTAGACCCATCAACATTAAATCTAGCATTGCTTTTCATACCATTAAGAACAAACCTAACAGAAAGCATATCACCTCTTTGACCGTAAGCCTTGTATCTTAGCTTATGTATGAAGACGTGTTCTTCGGGTAATAGAGTAACAAGATTATGTGGCGAATCGCACCCACCATCATGTTTAGGAATTATATGATGAATCTCCACATATAAATTCTCTTTATCAAGCCTTTTGTCTATATTATTTTTTGCCATTAACCTTTCTTTAGGGGCGGTATTTATAAAATAATTTATAAATTTGTCATGTAGTTTACGATAGTTCATGTAGCACCTCTTTGCATTTAACTAATTTTATTTATGCAAAGAGGTATTTCATTGTACTATAATGTTTTTATTCTATCTTCTTCAGTCAAATCTATTGCTGCCACATATCCTCTATTATCAGTCCAGAATAAATGATCGCTCGTACACACTACACTATGTGTATCATCATCGGTAGTTACTTGATATAAATCTGCGTCGGGGTTTGTGAGACCAAACGCTTCAATAGGCATATATTCAACAGCCTTCGTATCCGTATTGTAAGACTTGACCACCACGTTATCATACTTGCGCATAAAATTACCCAAGTCTTCTATATTAATTTTAAATGGTTGATTATCACAAATCACATCAATTTTGGTATCACCGACTAAACACAAATTACTCATATATACTGGATTTTCTTCGCCTAACATACCTTGCTCGTTTGTGTTGTCAACAAATTGAATATAGATGCGACCTGTCTCAACTCTTTCTTGCGCAAGGACACTGAACGCCTCAATAGCAGTTATTGTTTTTTTACGAATACTACTGTCATTTTCATATTTGACATAAAGTTCTCCAAACAATTCTTGATTTGTGAAAAAAGCCTCATAAAGGTCTGGTACATCGTTGGGCGAAAACAGAGTAATGTTGCCATCTTCGATTAGCCTTTGAATCAAAAATCTGTTAAGTTGAACGCCATAATCTACTGATCTAACTCGCGTGTCTTCTGTACCTTTGTTATTTTTTAGTACAATCATATCTTCATATTCATAATGCCACATTGGGTAATAAAATGTGCCGCTTGAATTACGAACCCCACCTTGATTACAGCTTTTTAGCGCAGCATTGAAATATTTTATAAATGGCACTACACCAGTATGGGTAACTTCACCATTACGAATTGGGGAACCAACCGCACGAATTCTTCCGATATTCAAACCAATGCCTGCTTTATTGGCTGCATATTTTACAATAGCCGATGCGGCAGCATTGATCGAATCAAGTGAATCACCAGCATCAATTAAAGTACAAGATGAAAATTGTTTTACATTAGTCCGCAATCCTGCCATGATAGGTGTTGGCAGTGTAAAATCAAACTTGGAAAGATGGTTATAAATTTTCTTGATAAATTTAAGTCTATCTTTACTTTCTTCAGAAATACAACCACTAGCAGCAATCAACATGTATGCAATTTGCGGTGTTTCGAAATACTCCATAGTCGATTTATTTTTTACGAGATACTTGGTCCTGAACTGCACCATACCAGCATATGAAATTTCATAGTCTCTATTGTGATTTATGACACCCTCCATAAACGCCCAATCTTCATCATTGTATACAGAAAGTAAGTCAGGGTTATAAAAACCTTTCTGAACGCCTCGCTTTACGATATCTTTGATATGCCAAGGCTCATAATGCCCATATGCTCGCTTACGAAGATCAAAGTTAATCAACTTTGATGCAACAAATTGATAGTTAGGGGTTTCTTCTGAAATTAATTCGGATGCTGAACGGATAAGAGTTTCATGAATTTCTTCACTCGTAATACCTGCATAAAATTGAATTTGTGATTTCAGTTCAACTTCCGAAATAGACACCCCTGTAATCTTGTCACAAGCCCATTCAACAACAGTATGTATTTTGTTCAAATCTAACTGCTCTTTGCGCCCATCGCGTTTAATAATTATAGTCATCAGTACCTCTTAGTGTTAAAAATTGTTTTAATAGCAAATATATATTTGCTATATGTTGTGTTGGGATGTGTATTTATACATGTCAAAATACCAAGTTTAGTGTTTATACTGCCATTGGTGCTTTTATTGTGGGATGATGTACATAATTTTTAAGAGTAAATAGAGAGCAATCTTCGAGTTTAAAGCCATTGCGTAGTCTATCCATAAGGTTAAACTCTACACCAATTTCAAGTGTAGGTAAAGCATATTCTTCTCTTAGCAGTTGTTCTTTTACCTGATCAAAGTGGTCATTATATATGTGTGCATCACCGATAGAATGTACAAAATTTCCTACTTCCAAACCACATTCACGAGCAATAATATGTGTCAAGAGAGCATAACTTGCGATATTAAACGGGATTCCTAAAAATAAATCACCAGATCTTTGTGTCATCATGCAACTTAGTTTGCCATTTACCACACGAAATTGCGCGGTGTAGTGACAAGGCGGCAATGACATTTCAGGAATTAACAAAGGATTCCAAGCAGATAATATGATTCTCCTTGAATCTGGTGTCTCTTTTATCTGTTCGATAATTTGCAGTATTTGGTCAACACCACATTCTAATCCTCTGAAATAGTCAAAGTTTCGCCAAATTTCCCCATAAATTGGCCCCAGCTCTTTTTTAGAATCGTTATTTTCATATCCTAACGCAACACCTTGATTATCTGCGTTGGCAGTCCAAATTGTATTTCTTCCAACTAAATCTTTTCTGGGCTTACCATAAGTTAGTTCGGCAAGCCTACGTTCATCTGTGCTTCCTTCAAGCATCCAAAGCAATTCACCAACAACAGATTTCCATGCAAGTTTTTTTGTTGTTACCGCTGGAAACCCATCTACAAGATTAAAATGCATTTGACGACCGAATAAGGTACGGGTTCCTGTCCCTGTTCTGTCACTTACATTTTCACCGTTTTCTAAAATGTCTTTCAGTAGCATATGATATTGTTTCAATTCTTACTCCAAATACTAAATTCTAACCCATCTTGTTTGTTTACCGCCGTCTTATCATAACCATTAAGATACATATTCATATCTACAAATGCATCACAATCATAATCACCATCAATCTTAGTCACAAAAATGTTGTCGCATAGATGAAGGGTTTGCCTATAAATATCAGCACCGCCAATGATCCAGATTTTAAGGTTTGGATACTCCATTTTTAAATTTTTGATAAGTTCTTCTATGTCACCAAACCAAGTATATTTAGGGGAGCCTATAATTTCTGATCTTGTGACCACGATATTCATTCTTTTTGGTAGGCTTTTACTACCGATACTTTCCCATGTTTTTCTACCCATAATTACAATATGACCATTGGTACATTCTCTAAACCATTTCATATCGGCTGAGGAATGTGGCCATGGCAGAACACCATCTTTTCCTATACCGTATTTATCATCATGCGCTAAAATAGCATTTACTGTCATATTTCCCCCATATTAAAAAAATCTATCAATCCACTTGTGCCATTTATTCTTTTCTGTGCAGTTGCAAAATATGTTTCATCTAACTCTATTCCTACAAATGGCAAGTTCAATTTCTTTGCTGCTACACCTGTACTACCTGAACCCATGAATGGATCTAAAACAATGCCATTAGAACCATCACCAATCCCATGAATAATTTCTTCCATGAGGCTAACTGGTTTGCAAGTCGGATGCCCATTATCTTCGGATGGGCTTGGTCTACGATGTGAAAAAACAGACTTCAATCGTTTGTTGTCAAAGATTCTTCGTCCTTTTGATGCATACCAGATAATATCATGCATAGGTGCAAAAGCCCCTGTCAAATCGCCCATGCCATGATGCATACGATTCCAAACACCTTGTGAACGCAAATTAAATCCGTTTTTTTCAATAGACTCCCGCCAAACGTGACTTGTATTCCAGTCACAAAATGTGACGAAACCACCACCATCTTTTAATACGCGAAAAGCTTCTGAAATCCATTCTGTGTTTACCTTATCATCATCATTAATGGCTTTATGTCTTGGCCCTTCTTTTGCTCTATTAGACACAAAATTCATACCATATGGCGGGTCTGTAACTACCATATCAACAGACCCACTTTCAATTTTTTTGATCTCTAGTAGGCAATCGCCGTTTATTAGTTTCAACACATTTACCCCGTTGTTAACAGTTTTTGAGATCGATCAGCTTTATCTTAGCTTCTAAACCACTATACACGTTTTTCTTGATCATGTCTACAATATAAGATGATGTTAAGCCACTTGACACAAAATCATTTATGTCTTTTCCATACTTTGTCATCCCTTTAGGGAACAAGCATACTTTCATGCCTTTGTCAATTATTTTTTCGACACGTTTCATAATTTCTTTGTTTCTGTATTCCAAATCAAAAACGAAAACCGCATTTTCAACATTATCTAGCCCTGAAAGATTTCCATCAGCACCCGCCATTGCAATAGAATTTGGAACAAACAAACTATCTATCGCACCTTCGAGTACATAATATTGTTTTTTCGAATCGACTTTATCCAGACCAAATATTTTTGGCTTTTCATCCATCATGATAGTGAGGTATCGTAATCCATTAGGGTCAAATCCCCTACCCGTAAAGCCAAACATTTTTCCTTTACTATCTAGAAAGGGGATGACAATTCTAGGCTCATCTCTTGTAAATATTAATTTTTCTGGTATAATAGAATTTACCCAAGTCTTAAACTTGGGCGCATAAAATATCCTGTAATGCTGGTCGGTTGGAATTTTTCTTGATTCGATATACAGTTTTGCTGGGTGATCAAATTTCAACTGACTGATTTTTTTGATCTTAGATAGATGGTTAATACTTAATTTTGGCGGTTCTTTGGTTGGTTCTATTTTTGCTGTTGGGGGTACATCTACCCTTGATACATTATTGACATATTTATCTGTAATGTATGAATTATATGCCATAGTGTCAAACCCGCGCAAGAATGAAACGAAAGAATGACTCTCGCCGCAGTTATGACAAAAATATCTAAATGACTGATATTTGTCTTCAAGAAACCAAGCTCTTGCTTTTGATTTGGAGGTTTGTGAATCACCACAATATATGCATCTAAAGTTAATACGATAAGGGGATTTATTTTTGATAGAAAAACGCTCAAGTTTATTAGACAGCATCATAACGTGCTGTAGATCAATATAGTCAACCATGTTTATTTTATCTCTTACTTACTATCTCATTCAATATAACATTGATTATATACATAGTGCAAGCACTTGTCAACTAGAAAAATGATGAAAAAGGAAATTTTGACAAGATAAAAATTATGACTGCACCTATACCAAGTATGTACCATCTCCAGTTTTCCAGAGAATTTATACGTTTATCTTGATGGTCTAGCTTGTCACTTAGTTTTTGGTTTGACTTATTGATGGCATCAAGAACCTCTTTATGCCTTCTATCTCTTTCATGGTCAGATACATTTTTCATATCTTCCAACTTTTGATTTAATTCTTTACGAAAATCTAGTTCGTCTTGGGTATTCTTCATAGACTTTTCTTCGAGACTCGCAATTCTTTTTTCGTTATTTTGCAGAATGTTTTCCTGAACAGCTATATTTTTTATTACGTTAGTCATTTGCATGACAGCATCATCAATTTTTTGGAACACCCGTTCAATCTGCTTAACATCTTTTTTTATTAGGGCTATGTCTGTTTTGATAGAATTTGTTTCATTATCATTCATCTGATTGCCCGTCATAATCTGCCTTTATCCTTTGTATCTTTTCTTGGCCTCTTGTGAAAGCACTAATTCCCAAAACCGCGCCCATAGCAGCATGAAAGACACCACCAGCTATTAATGTTAGAGGAGTCCATTGTAATGCAACACTACCAGAACCCCAAACTTGAATTAAACTCCAAAGTATAGGAGCTACAACAAAATCAAATAGAATAATAATCATATATACAACTGCCATCATTGGTCTCCAATGCGTCCGCAGCCAATTTTTTTTACCATCTTCCATAAGATTATTTATACCTTTTGTAATCTACTTTTTGTAAATTGCTATTACTTTTTGCTGTTGCCTAATCATGGCCATAATATCAGATAAATTGAATGCAATATTTTCGTACCCTTCAGATGTCAATGCAAAAAGAACTTTTTCGCCATTCATATCATCAAACAACTGATTTATGTTTTCAGGTGTAACGATAATCCATTTGACACTTTTAAGGCCAAGCTGGTCTACTTTAGGAACAATAGGTTTAGGTTTACTGACTTCAACTGTTCGTATCTCAATTGGTGTTACTGCAATATCTTTCGGGCCAACTGAACAAGCACTAAGGAGTATTATTACCAGACCAAAACCAAGGACATTCGACATTAAATTCTTTCTCGTTTTTAGCATTTTTTTCCTTATCATTTAATGGCACACCGGATAATAATTCGAAACACCTAAGCACATTTGCCGAAGCATTATTGACTGTTCTTTGGACCAATACTGGTTTTGCCGCAGCTAATGCATCTAATTCATGGCGACCAAGACGTTCACGCAACTCATTATTTTCCATTCGTATGACTTGAAAATCGTTCTGAACAGCATAAAAATTACTTGTGACTTCTTCGAAATTCTGTTCCATTTTATCAATGGTATTGATATTTTCAGTATTGGCCCTTAATAATTGGCCATTGTTCACAACCAATGTGGCATTGGCTTGTGTTAACGCTTCAATGCGCGTTTGAGTGGTGTTGTAATAATAGTATACAGCCCCACTCAATAACGCTATCAATATACCTATGAAAATCCAAGATTTCATCAATTGGCCTTCAAGACACTATTCTTATATTTTTCTTACCAGCCGCTTGCAGTTTTTTTGCTGCAGCAGTAGCATCGGAGTAATCATTTCCATGACTTGAAACTACTTTACCATTAACAGTAACCTTATGATTTACCGATTGGCTATCACGTCTATCTTGAACAGATCTAGCTTGGCCCATGTCAACTTCATCTAGTTCATCATCTTCCATTTCGTCATCCATATCCATGTCGCACATTTTTGCTTCAAGCGCAACAGCAATACGGCCACGAAGTTCGTTTTCAAGTGCTTCTTTAAGACCGATAGGATTTTTATCTACTGACTCTTTGATTATTCTCTGTAGTGACATATTAGTTTCTCCTTAAAAGTTTATTTATCTGCTTTTGGTCTATAACACCATTAGCTATGAATCTATTTATTCTTTGCCAAGATTTGACTGCTGATTCTGTTAATGGCCCAAAAGCACCATCGGCATTGAGCTTCAATGCAGTTTGCACTTCTTTTACCAAGTTACTATTTGATCCTATTTTTAAGGTAATATCACTCGATGTGGAAGTCGCAGCCCCTATTGCAGATTTGGTATCAACGTTGCCTATGATGGATTTTGCAGAAATATATCTTCTACGTCTGTCATCAATGCCTATGTCACCACCATTAATTCTTCTTGACATCCCATCAATGTCGTCTCTGTCAGCGAAGCCTGAAATATTGTTAGTCTCCCAAAACCAACAAGCAGACTCGAAAGCACCTTCTTTAGTTCTGACATAATCAGCAGCTTGCTCAGGACTCATTTTCATAAAATTTGCAAATACCGTGAAGTTGCTTCTTCCCGTAAGTTGTTTGATTCCGCCGCCTCTAAATCGCCAGCCATCACCAGCTACAGTATTACCTAGCGCACCTTTTTTAGATCTAAATTCATCCATGTACACATAGTTAGCAATTTTTTGTGGGTTTCTGGCATATTCAGCGGCATTTCTTTTTCCTGCACCAAAATACCTACCAAACACACGATTAAGAGCATCCTCGCTATAATTCAAGTTTTCTTCAAGTGCACGAAAATCATTAGATTCGTGTGCGCACTGTGCCATAAACCCAGCTATTCTATTTTGTGTATTGATTTGGTACTTCTCAAAGAATCTCATCGCTATCGCATACCAAGCATCTGGTTCTTTGTTACTTGGAATCATCTGTCTAAAATTTTGTAATGTTATCATGCCTATTTCCTTTAGAATTTATGCATTTCTGATGTCTGTAATCATATCTCTGAATTTTTTGGTCTTTTGATTACCTTTTTTGTATTTTCTCACTTGCGATGGGGTGAAACCGACTTCACCTTGTGGACCAACACCCATTCCAGCAATATTACCAGAGCCGACATTCATAGTTGGCGCATCTTCATCAAATGCCTTTTCAAAAAGAGAATTGATATCATCTTTGATATTGACATTATTTTCTTTTATTATATTATTAACGTATATAGATAAATCTTCGAGGTTCAATTCGTTATCTGTAACATCTTCGGTCAGCATTGTGTTGTCTGAAAAATGATTCCATTCACGAATTAAATATAGTGCAGCTGCATAAGAACCAAGCCTTGTGCTTCCACCTGGGATTTTTTCTAATAGCTTTTTTATGTTAAGAAGCATAACATCATATATACCAAAAGCATTTTTTTCTTCACGTCTTGCAAGGGTTTTGCGCTTTCTAAGCACTTCCCCCTTTTCATCAATTATGCCAAGTTTATAGGCATCCCATTCCACAAATGGCGTGGCAAGCCTCCGAATGAACTGATATACGAGGAATAAGTCTAGCATACAAAAATCTTTCTACTTATTTTTAGTTTCTTTGCCCTGATATGCAATACACAAGGATATGAATCCCGAGTTAGATGAAACTGATATCTAACTCGGGATTATAATTAATCAGTGTAGTATATTTCTACACTGTCATCTTTGTATGATTTACTGTCCATTTTCCACTTTGCATAAAACTGTGTTGGTTGATTCATTTTCACCCAATCTTTAACAGCAGCAAGTGTTGGTTTTCCTTTTGCTCCTACAGAGCCTTTTTTAGCTTTAGCAGTGAATTCTTTTACTTTCTTTAGCGTATCAAGTTGCCGACCAAAAGGTTGTTTGAAAAATTCGTTATCTGCGCCATTCAAATTTACCGCATAGCTGAAACCATCGTTGCTACCGAACGCGGCTTTAGGCATCTTGGCTTCAAGCATATAGTCTTCTTTGGCAAATTGGAAGCTTGCATTTTTCATAATATTTTGCAGACCACCTACTTGTGCTGGTGTGAATGAATCATTTTTTGCATAAAAATCTACAAGACCTTTTCCAAATGCTTTTGACTTTGCATCTTTGCCATTAGCAGCAAGTGACTTGGCGGCTTTTAGGACTTCTGAATCGTCCATCTTGGCTTCATCAAGACTTTCTTTTAGATTTTCGATGTTCCAACCACGAAGCCATGCTTTCATGAACTCTATCTTAGATTCATGCGATGCCGTACGCGAAAAAATATGCGACAATGCAGGGTCGAGAACAGGAGCGGTGATCCCAGATTTGAATGCGTTGGCACCCATCTGTTGATACTTTTTAGTTTCATCCGTTGTAATTTTATACTTTTTGGCTTCATCAAGACTTTCTTTTTTGATTGCTTTAGCAATTGTTTTTCTACGATTATGTAGATACTCATCTGAATCATCTTCATCACCGTCATTGTCAATGTCTTTGTCGTCGCGGTCTTTAAAGTCTTTGCTAAGTTCTTTGGCGTTTACGGCATCAAGTTTCTTTTCTTCCAATGCAGTTTTAATTCTTTCATTAATAGCTAATGAAAATGCTTCTTTTAAGCCAATTGGGTTAGATTCTATACTTGCGCTTATTATATCTTTAAGTGACATTTATATCTCCTTTAATTTTTTTTCTATTATGATATCTGTTTCTATTGTATTAGTATATATAACATTTCCATTATACTCTATTTTTTCGGGTAGCCTATTTAAAAAATGAATAAACGGTTTTAATTTTGTGGCATACTCATCAAGTTTAAAAAATAACATATTTGTGGCACCTATTCCGAAAGTGTTATATATAATAATAATATGATTTAGAATCAACCTTTCTCTCAAATCACCATCAATATTATATCTATTAAAAAGTTTTCGAATATACTGAAATCTTTTAAGATCTTCTTCAAATTCCGCAATGTCGTGACAATGTGGGTTATCATAATGTTTCATTGCAAATTGGAGAAAGGTCGATTCATCTAATCTCATATTAGGGCTTCAAAGCAATTAAAGTTTCAACTCTACGTCTTGTATTACCATTTTGGTCTGTGTAGGTTTGTGTAGTGGTCCAACCGGGTGTTTTGACGCCTATCAAGCGCGATTCGACAGTCTGTGCGGTCGCCACAGATATTAGGTCGACAGTGATAGCTTTGTCTAGTGGCAGATATTTTGGTACTTGATTGAAAGATCCCGCAACATCTACATACTCTGCGGTAGCGACAGGTTCTACTGTCATTTCTGTATCTGATACAATAGATAATACTCTATACATATCTTCTGTTGAGTCTAAAGCAACTACATTACGGACAGAAAGTTCTGACGTAAAAAGCGTTGAGGTGCCAGTTACCGTTGTGGTATCATCTGCTAACGATACTGTTCCAGTTAGTGGTGCACCGTTTAATTTTCCCCATAGTGACATTGAAATCTCCTTTATATGTTATTGTTATTTATTGGATATACATGTTCAATTCAAATCTGCCTTCATCATAATAAACTTGCATATGAAGTCTGCGATTTACTTCTTTACCATTTTTCATCAAATCAATTATATATCGGTTAGTCTTGCCACTACTTGGCTTTTTTGGCCCCATTGCAACTTTTCTATCCCATTCATCACCATCTATCTCAAATCCCTGTTTTTCGGCTTGTGCTTGTGCATGTTGAACAGCAGAAGAAAATGTTTTGTGGTTTACGGTATATTTAGAATCTTCCGATAAGCTTTCTTTTTTCAATCCCCGACGGATCACCCTATTTTTTGCTAATAGACTAAGAAAATTTATATCTGATTTTGCTACAGTAGCAATTTGCTTATCTGACATGGCATCAAGCATTTTTATCATCTTTTTATATGCTTCACTATCAGGGTCAATTTTTTTAATACCAGCATATGCTGTTTTAAGCATCTCCAGATGTGATTTACTAAAGTCAGCTTCCGCAAGTATTTCCACGGCTTCTTGTAATTCGTTTTTTTCTACAATAGTAGTTGGAGCGAATTCTTTCATAATTTGGGCGAGCAATTCTTTTATCATTTGAGCCTCTTTTTGTTAACTGGACTATTGCAATTTATTTAATTATGTCACTTGTATTTATAAGAAAAAGCATTTGGATAAACACCAAATGCTTTATTTTCTGCTCATATTTTGTTTGAATTTCATCGCAAGATCGCGCAACCCAACAGTTTTAGACAGTCCATACAGGAGAGATAATGAAAACAGTGCCGCTTGAGGGCCAGGCCAAGGAAAACTAAATAAAGTACCAGTTACAAAAAGTGTAATGAGTTTTATGCCTTCAGGCCCTGAAAATATATCTGATAAAGTAAAATTCCCCATCAAAGCGGAAATTAGGGTAGATTGATCAAAGTCATAGTCAAAGTCACCTGTAAAGCTCATATTCAGCCATATGTATAATAAGATAGCACCAACCGCAACGCCTGCTAATCTTTTTGTCTTTGGGTGCTTTGAAAGAAAAGCATCTAAACCACGAAGTTTTTCTTCTGTCCACTTAACAACTTTTGTAGACGAAAGATATTCAGAAATAGCTGAACGCAATTCTTTATAGTATTTGAACCCAAGTTTAACCTTAGAAAATAGATTTGCCATTGAAAATTTTATTTTTTGAAAAAATTCAAAAATCTTCTTGTTCTTTAACATGGCAGCAATGTCTTTAATTCCGACCTTAACCTGTTGTGCTATATCCTTAATAAAGTCGTAATACTTTTTGAGGTTCCCAGCGATTCCTGAAATAAACTCGTTTAGTATATTACTTTCGTACAATTCAATAGCTTCAAGATAAAGGATGTATTCAGATTGATTTCTATGTTCTTGAAAACTTTTCACTTGGGTTCTTCCAATCAATTTACAGTTTATTTTCTAAGACATAAACGGAGTCATATCCATTTTCTTTTGCCCATTTTTTGCAGATTGTTTTGCACCCGCAAATGTACCGTATGCTTGGTGAACTTCTTTTTCATTATTTATATCTACCTCACCCGTCTTTTTTGCAGTAAACATATAAGTGCCAGAACCACCCGAATCTCTTGGGGCTTTACCATGAGTTTTCATGTATCTACTTGTAGAGACTTCTATTGCCTCGTCAATATCCAAAGTTTCTGGATATCCTTCGTCGCCTTTTTCTTTGGGTGCAAGACCCTTTTTCTTGCGCTGATTTATATTATACCAAAGACCTTTTTTGGCAGTTTTACCGTCTTTTGTTTTGTGGGTTTCTTTATCTTCACCATACATGTTATATCCATATTGACCATACATTGGTTCGTCTTGATAATATTCATCTTCATATTCGTAATCCATATCATCATCCATATCATCATCCATATCATCATCCATATCATCATCCATGTCTACGCTCATGCTTGAATATACAGATGCCAATTCATCAGATGCTTTCACAATAGCACTTATTTGCCACCTTTGAATCATTTCACCATCTTGAAGCATTTCAAGTATATTTTTAGCAGAATATATTGCAATTTTTAGTTCTTTTTGTGTCATATCATCGCCCAAATACTCTTCATGGCCTTCAATATAAAGTTCTTCATTTAGTGCTTTAAACGTCTTCATTTTATCGTCCTTTTGTGGGTAAGAATTAGACTCTTACTATTGTGTTGGGGGTGCGGAAGTCTTTTTTGCGCATTATCGTTTTAGCAACCACACGCAATTCATCTTTGCTTCTATTATATTCTACTGCAATAGGCATATTAAGATTTGATTGCATATCTTTTATGACCGCTTCAGTGTCAGTAAATTTTGTCAATGATTTACTATCTGCTTTGTTTAGGTCATATATTTTTTTAATCATAGCCGCCAATTCACGCATAGTAATACAAGGCGAATTTCTTTCATCAGACATTCTTTCTCTAAAATGCTTAGTGAAGTCAAAATCAATTTTAAACTTGGCAAATAGTTTGTCTACCAGTTTTTCAAATTCGCGCATTTGCGCCATAGTCAGAACAGTACAAGAATCGTTTTCATTAATCCCCGAAAATGCCTCATAAAGACCACTCTCGTTTATGCCAACATTTTTTACTTTTGGATACTTGTTGATCAATTTTATCAACTCTTTGGCCTTCATCGTTGCTTTAAGAGCAGGAATTTTTATGCCGAGGTTCTTTGCAGCTAACCATCCATGATGACCATCAATCACATAGTTGTCAGAGCTTATGATTATAGCTTTTGGCTCTACATTAGATTTGTTCATCTTCGCCATTTTATCAGCAACTTTGTCAGCATCAAATTCTTTTTGTGATGCCATTAGTTTTGATGGGTCTGCAATTTTTTTATCAATTGATACGTTATTGGATTTGAGATAATTCTTAAAATCATCCATGTCCTTACTAGAAACTTGTGGCATTTTATCTCTTTTGATGCCAAGTGTATCTTTGGCTTTAGGTAATGACATGCTGTATTCTTTCAGGCCCATTACGCTTCTGGATTCTAAAATTGCTTCTACATATTCATGCTTAACTATATGCAACTTACCATCTCGTTCGCGTATGCGCATTCTGCCAGTTTTAGCATCAGTTCCTACGAAAATGCCTTTGGTTGATATCGGTTGCCCTATAATAGATGGCTGTTCAAATGCCACATTCATACCACGTCGTATCATAGAGTTTAATGCTGACTCATTTTGATATGGCGTGTCTTTTTTTAATATCCTTACCAAACTATCGGTGCCATATTCGCGCTGTGACGGCGTGGAGTTATTTTCCTTGAAACCATATTTTCTTTTTAATGCAGAATGATCTTTTGGTTCTTTTATATTTGGGTCGCCAAACTTTTTAATATACATGTTCATGATTTCTCTAGGACCAACGCTAACGCCTGCTGCACCACTAATTTCATATGCTATGTCATACAAATTTGTGCCCTTCAAGACATGTTTATGAACTGCGCTTATAACTTTGTCCAATATCGTTTGTTCGTCCAGATTCTGGTAATCTATACTTTCGCCAAACAAATAATTTTCATATGCTTCAACTATTTCGCAAAGCTTTTCTGATTCCGCAATAGATTCAGTCTGCTCGCTATTTTTTTTGCTGAAAATCTTAAATCTGTTATCAAATTTTACAGAGTTATCTTTTTCAAGTGCCATGTGATATCTTTTTTTGATGTTTGTGTCTGCTAAAGAAGCCTCATACAGAAAGTCTTCGAACCGATTGTCTAAAGATTCTTTCTTAGTTGATCTCAATTTTGACAATCTTTCGACTTCCGCCTTCCTAACTATGGGCAGTTGTCTTGTTGCTATTCTGTCTATCGCTGCTTTGGGAACTCTTGCCAGCCGCTTGTCTAGTGCCACTTTTTCAGAAGGTGTCATTTCACTATATGATTTATTTTTCATAAGCCTTTGGCGTATCATATTACGAGCAGTTTTTCGAGCTCTTAGCTTCAACTTTTCTGGTGATGCTTTTCTTTTCTTTGAACGCGCCCTTGCAGCTACAATTTTACTTTTGAATTTGCGCATGATCATAGCGCGTTTTCTTCGTTGTGCAATATTTAAAGGGGCCTCATCTAATGAATCGAAATGTGATAACAAATCATCATCATCTAATCCTTCAAGATAAATATCCATTTCTTCTTCGTTCATTGTAGGCCCAGTCTCAATATATTTTTTGCTGTCATGAGTTTTGGAATTGTCTTTTTTATTTGTCTTTTTTGTGTCATCATCAGCCATTTCGATTTCCTCTGAATAAGATAATATGTGTATTTATGATAGCGCAAATTGCACTTTAATCTATTTATACAAAAAGGGGGCGCGATGCCCCCTTTTCAGTTCTCGATTTGATTTTTATAGTTTGGCAAAAACCTATTATATTTCTGTATCGGTGCATCACCTTTCGACAAAAGACGCTGCCTTCTTTCTAAATCTTCAAGGTTTTCTGATGATGCCAAATAATTATACTCATCGTCATGGGATTTAAAAATAAAGTCACTAAGCCATTTGATTGTGTTTTTCATTACATAACACCAGTAAATGGAATTCTACCATTTGTAATTTCATAGTAAGCAAACAGATAGTCTTTTTTATACTCTGTTTTTGCCCATCTCATTATATTAATGTCAATGGATACACTATTGTATCCAAAAATATTTCTTAAAAACCTCATGTCATTTCCTATCTTATTGATGTACTTATTTATATCTACATTACACTAAAAAGAGAGTAAATTGTAATTTATTATAGCATATCTAACGTGCATTTTTTGCATACCTAATATAAAAGGCGACCAGTTGGTTATACTGGTCGCCTCTTTTCTCACAACTGTAAATTGGTGCATTTTCCATTTATGACATTAATAAGCTGTCTCTGCCCATTTTCTGCCACCAAGCAAGAGGTGTGAGTCCAAGATGAAGGCCCTCTATTATAGCCTAAATCTAGTTTGGAAACAGTACCAACTCTAAACACTCCCCTTTGTATTGCGCCTGTGTGGTTATGTCCTACCACACAATCACCATACACCTGTTCTAAGCCATTAAGTGATGGTTTAGCACCATTCAACCCCAAATCGCCATGAGAACCACATTCTATATTTGCTACCTTTGAAGAGTCATCCCTTGATAAGAAAACCCAACTATTAGGTATCTTATTATTAGTCAACTTGAACCCGCGCTTCAACACGTCTTCATCTTCAAAAAGTGCAGTTGCAATCTTCAATGATAGGTAGTGGTTTTTGGGGTCTTCAACATATCTACCGCTTGATATGTATCTTGTGAGAAATTCATCGTGGTTAGATTTTACGATATATATCTTGCTTGGTTTTAAAGCAATATCAATGCTTTTAATTAAATCGAAGGTTTGTTCGAGCTCATCATGCAAATCTTCTTCGCCGCTCAATGCCCTTTGGCTTCTTTCTACTATAGATTTGACATGATGGCTAATACTGTACCCATCAAATACATCATGTAGATAAATGCTTTTTACTTTCATTTTTGAAAAGGTGTTGATGAATGCATCAAGTGCGTCTTTATCCACACTTGTTCCATGAAGATCCCCAAATACAATATTAATTGGTATGTCTTTGACCTGACCATTTGGCATATACATCTTACCAAGATCAACAAAAGCACCGCTTTCATCACATTGTATTTGTCTAAAATGAAATAACTTATCATCTTCAATTTCTACAATTATAGCACCCATCTTGTGGTCGAAATCTGCAATATATGACAATCTCTTTGACATAAAAAAATCAGAATAGTATTGAGGTAAAGTACAAGCACCTGTTGTCATTATTGAATAGTTTTTACCTCTACTGTTCCCAGCAGGAATATATTCTAAGAATTGTTTAGGACTTGCAAAAATATTAGACCCTTCACGGTTTCCGAGTCGTGATAACCCAGTAATTGGTTTAATTTGTTTTGCCGAAACTTGAATACTACATAGCGAAATGTTTTCGTTTAATGGCGTGTCTGCTTGAACAAACAAATATGAGGGATCACTGAATACTGGATCAAAAACTGCAGTTTTGTTTTCGAAACTATTGGTTATGCTTTCACAAGGCATGATTGCAGCCTGCGCATCATTTCTTTTGCAAAATGTCTTAATAGCATCAAGAAACCCGTGATGGGCCTTACAGTTTCCTACCGCAGTAGTTACAATAAACACTTTTTTGTTGCTGTTAATCAAGTTTTTATTAGATGCAAATATGTCATCAACTGAAAAGAAATGCTCTGAAAGAAATTCTTCGTGATTGTCTTTTACAAATTGATGAAGGGTTTCTATTCCACCAAATCTTCCTCTTAGTATATCTCTGGTTATGCCATGCACAAGAAAATCTTTATATACAGGCAACCCTTTCTTTTCTGCTATGATAGTTTTGTAGAGGTCTACTATTTGTTGGTTTTTATCCTCGTCTTGCTTGTTGATATCTTCATCCATGCGTCATATTTCCCATCACTCTATATTTTGTATTTCTGAAAGAACAACCATTCTTTCAATCGATTCCATGGCATATGTTCGGATAATAACCTTGTCACTGATACCACCTTGTGATTCTTCTGACGATTTAGGAGGCTCCAACCCTTCAATATCATCTTTTTCAATTGGTTCGCCATCTAAGAAATATGTCGAAGCACCTGATTCTTTAAAAAAGCACTCTATGTAAAAGTTGCCTTTGTGTTCTACAAACGGCGTGTCTTCGATTCTACTTCCCCATGGGCGTGGTTTGAGAACAAATTCTTCGGGGTCTTTGCCTTCTTTTTCCATGCGGGATTTTACCATACTTTCATAAGCATTCTTTACATTTGAGCACAAAACAACTTTAGAACCAGCGACCAACTTAGTTACTTTGCCTTGCATTGGATTCTTTTTTCCACCTTTTAGCTGGACTTTTGTTATGGTATCTATGTCAACCAAATAAGAACCTTTAAGAGCCTCAATTTTTGACCTAACGACATCAAAAGTATCTTCCCTGCTTTCTATAATAATCATGTTTTAATCCTTTTAAAATTCAAATCCGCAAAAAAATGTGGCGTGAAACCACGAAATCCAGCACCTAAGTTAAGATTTTTGCAAATGTTTTCTGCACTTGTTTCATTTGCACTTAATTTAATAGTCGTCTGCGTCACCTTTTCTACAATATCAAAATGCTGCTTTTCGTTGCGTATAACAGTATAGCTCATTAAAAATCTCCTACATCAAATAATTTGTTTTTCTTAATCTTATGTATGTTATTATAGTTATTGTCTTGACTTGTATTTTCAGTATGACTATTATTCTCATTCATTACTGTTTTTTGGACACTTGCATCTAAATTGCGCAGTTTCATTCTTGGCTTATCAATACCTATCAAAAATCTACGATTTACATTGATATCACCCCATCTATTTTTTAGCTGCTTGAACATGAGTTGCCCCATATTTTCAAGATCTTCCGATGTTATTAAGGCAAATATGGCATCCGCTGTATGTGTTATGCCCATACTATTTTTTGTTAATATGTCGTTGCAATAAAATAGCTGGTTTCCGGTTACAGAGATATCAACAGTTTCCAATTCACCAACTTCTGAAATCTCTACGATCTCATCATCATAGTCTATTTTGCAGTCTTCAATTTGCTGCTTTTCTATCTTTTCAATTTCTATGGATATCAATAGATCTGTTAGCTGAAACACATCCATATCTTTTACCATTCCGTTGATTATCATATGCTCTGCTTTTAGATAACATACGGATTCCAACTTTTCATTTATCATACACTACCTTTCACTTGCTATTCAAGAAAGCGCCCACATTCAAACCTTCGTTGTAAGAAAGTCTAGATACACGACCGTCTATTGATTTAGATGGGAAAACATGGTCTTTACTAACAATTATGGTTTTCCCTTTTTTTGTCTTTATGGATGTGCAATCTTTTAACTTGGGATGATGCACCATTGTTACTATTTTAGTGCCGTCTTCAGTCTGTACCCTATCGTTGGGCATTAGGTGTTGTATTTCGATTACATCCCCATTGGATTTGGTTACTTTTTCATGTTTGTATATACATTCTGAAGTATTTGTCAAATCTACGTCCGAATTTCCGAACCCAGACCTGTTTAATTGTGAACTTGATACAATAGGGACATTATACTCTACCGCCAAGCCTCTAACTTCTTCTGCTATTGACTTCACTAAAGTATATGAATTCGCAGCCGCAGCTCCTCGTATTCTGGATGATGCACATATATTTATGTAGTCTAAAAATATGATGTCAGGTTTGAAGTTTTTCTTTTGTCGCAATTCATTCAATAGATTTCTGAAATGCCCAACATGTGCAGAACTTGTAGGATACTCTTTGATAACCAATTTCCCGGGTGTATTCGCTTTGAATTTGTTTATTTTTTTGGTATATGCACTAAAAGGTAGATCCATTATTTCATCAAGTGTTATGTCTAAAATATTTGCATCAATTCTTCTACCTACTTCTTCCTCACTCAATTCTGCCGTAATATACAGAACATTTTTACCAAAAAGTAAATGTGCCGCCGCCATATGGCACTTTACAATACTTTTGCCTGTACCAGTCGCACCTAAGAATAATGTAAGTGACTTCTTTGGCAATCCACCCTTAGTGATGGTATTGAACATATCAAGATCAAAGGGAATGCGTTCTTCTTTTCTATGATAGTATTCAAACCGCGATTCAAAATCTTCAAGGAAATCGTGCCCGATATGACTATCGAAACTAATTGACAGTGACTTTGAAAGAAGATCAGGGATTGCGCCTTTGTCTAACTCTTGGTCTTTGCCATCTAGAATTAGGATAGATTTTCTAATTGAATTGAAAAGGTCTTTATCTTGGCAGAATTTTTCTGTCTCGTCTACCAACCAATCAATATTGGTTTCCGGGTCAACTTTCAGTTCTGATAACTTGTCAATAACTTCTTTAAATAGATTTTCGTTTAGGTCTTTTCTACCTTCCAAAGAAACCGCTAAGGCTTCTTTGGAAGGTGTTACTTTGTATTTTTCTACTAAAATAGAAAATGTGTCCAGTATTTTTTTCGAAGATATGTCGTCAAAATAATCTTCTTTGATGTATGGAAAAACCTTTTGGAAGTATTCAACATTGTATAGTAAGTTGGCAAGTATAGTGTTTTCTAATGACATTCTTATTATTCCTCTTCTTCATCTACATCCACATCATCATTGGGTATGACTCCGTTTTGATTCATTTTAAACTTGCTTTCAATAAATTTCTTAAATACTGGGTCCGATATCAACTTTTTGAAAAATTTGTCATCTGTTTCAATGTCTTTGGCGCGTCTTTTGCTTTCATTGATCTCGCCCGTTTCCATATCTACAGTGCTATACCACCCTTGGTTTATCTTTACGATGCTACCATATTCTATAGCCAAATCGAAAAGTGATGACCATTTTTGGATGCCTGTCTCATACAATACTGTAAATGGTAGTTTTGCTTTTTCTCTCACAAATCTTGATTTTTCAATATTGATTGTGAATTTGTATCCAGCGATTTCTGTACCTTCTTTTTCTTGCGCTTTACCAATCACGAAAATTTGATTTGAAGCATATGTGACGGCAGTACCTCCTGGGATGATAGTCTTTGCATACATTGGGCCGATTTCAGTATATACATGATTTATCAGTATACATGGCAAATCTTTCATAGTCAAGTGTGGAGTTATGATTCTTAGCAAAGAACGAATAGCTTTTGCTCTTGACATATCTGCTACTGACTTTTCATTTTCCGCATCATCCACTTCTTTTTTAGAAGCAAGGTTCCCCAAAGAATCCACCATGATGAAAACTTTATCGCCACGTTTAATTTCTTCGAGCCGTTTCACAATATCAAATTTCAATTGCTCTACATGCTCAACTGGTATATGTATAACCCTACCCGCATCAATGCCATTTGTTGCCAAATAATCTGGCGTGACACCAAATTCTGAATCGTAAAGAAGTGCGACCGCATCAGGATATTTGTTAAAATATGCCTTCATACAATATAGTGCCAGCAATGTTTTAAAGCTTTTGCTTAGGCCAGCGAACACTGTAAGCCCAGGTATAAGGCCCCCATCTAACGAACCACTAAATGCGATGTTCAAAATTGGTAGGTCGGTAGGAATAACATCTTTGGTATTGAAAAATGTAGACTCGCTAAGTATGGCAGAAGTTTTGATTGCCCCTGATTTTTGCATTCGTTCTAGTAATGAACTCATGTCAATTCCTTTCTGTTTGTTGATTGTTTTAGAGTGGGTGACACTAACCCACTAAAAGTTTTTGTAGTCTATCTTGAAAATCATCTATTTTTGCCGTTCTGCCAGGCCAATATATAGTTGTTTTTTCTGGATTTTTTTTGAGATTTTCGAGAAACGGATTTATTGAATCAAACATAAGCCTAAGACGGTTTTGTAAATCTTCAATCATTTCTTCATCAGATTTGTTTTGTGTTTTCATTCTGGAAACTTCGATTTTTACTTCTTCAAAATCTTCGTCTACAAAGCTAAAGCCAAAATCATCATCTTGTGGTTTTAGATATTCTTTCATTTTATTCTCCAAGTAAGAAGGTTGTGGGAGGAGAAATGCCCCTCCCACATCTTTTTAGCGTTTGGCAAGTGACTTGAAAAATTCCATATCTTCGTCATCTTCAACAGAGTTTGTGTCGTATGAAGATTTATCTTGTGTAGCATTGCTTTCAAATGAAGATTTTGCTTGCACATTTTCTTTTGGTTTGTCTTCTTTAGATGATGTTGCAAATCTAGACATATCAACACCTTCATCTTCTTCCGCAGATTCCGACATTTCTTTGCTGCGCGCATTTCCATTAAGATTCAACACCCGCTGTAGCTTTTCTTTAAGCTCATCGTAGGATTTGAATTGCTTGGGATCTACCACTTCTTGTAGTGAATGTACGTTGGTAAGTTTGGTTTCATACTCGCCATCATTATCAAAAAGCGATGCTAGTTCAGCAAAGTCTGATTTGTCGTAGTTTGGGTATCCTTCCACCTTACGTATTTTTAGACGGAAGTTTGCACCATTACCCCAAAGATCAAACGGGTCTACCGCCTTTTCGCCTTCAAATTCTGGATTCGGAGCTTCTTTTAGCTTGTCAAAGATTTTCTTGCCATATTTGAACAAGAACACTTTACCCTCATTTTCTGGTTTTGCAGCATCAGAAACAACATAAACATTAGAGACGAAGCTTAGTTTGCGTTTTTGCTTTCGCGCTTGTGTACGTTCGGCTGACTTGTCATCCATATTTGAATTCCAAAGATCGCTGTTCATTTCATTAACTGGGTCGTCTTGCTTTAGAGTAGATAGGCAATTTTCGATGTACCATTGTCCTGTTGGACCTTGGAAGCCATGACTCCAAAGGCGTACAAAAGGAATATCTTCATCTTCTGGTGCTGGTAAAAATCTAATTACGGCATAACCATTTCCTGCCGTGTCAGATGTGGGCTTCCAATATTTTCCTTCATCAGGATTTGAATAGCCTTTAGAGGACACATCCTCCAACTGTTTGTTCAGCTTATCAAAAGAGCTTGAACGGTTCTTTTTTAGTTTATCAAAATTAAATGTAGCCATAATGGCATATCTCCTATATTTTACGATTTTTGCGATTTTTTTAATAGTATTGCTTATTAAGCAACTCTATTTATACATCAATGACATGCCTTGGATTCTTTTGGCATGTTGATTTCTCTATATTACAGAAATAGTGTTGTATTGTCAACACACTTTTTTAAAAAAGTGTGTTGGATCTTTTTATGTCTTCTTTTACCATTCTTAGCTTGATTCCTTCTTCTTTTATTTTTTCACATATCAGGGAGGATTTCTTGATAATTTCTGCTAAGGTCTCAATTTCCATATTTTCTTGTTTCGCATATAGTACCAAAGCATCTATATGCGAAACACCTTTAGATAACATACCAGCAATATCATGATGCACTCTTTCCGGTGTTTTTGAAGCTATAAGATTTGCATGGTCTACCAAGCTGGTCATCCGTTTAGTACCGTGATAGTAGATAGCCAGTTTTCGGCATAAGATTTGGCGGTATTGATGTCATTTATAGAACTTCCTGTTCTTACGTTGACGCCACTTGAAGAATAACATTCTACAGTGAATACCCCATCATTTTCATGAATTTCTGCTCTATGCCCAGAGCTGGAGGATTCTTTAAAAAAAGTTTGTATTAGCATTTCATTTCCTTCATATAATTGCCCTATTGCCGTTCGCCCAAGATTTTGCAGCATTTACTACCAGTGCAAACGGGCATTCCACATATTTTTCTGTGTAGAATTTTACACCAACATCATCAAAAAATGATATCGTGTGTGGCCCATCACCATTGATGGATGCGCTATGGCCATTTTCTTTTGTGTATTTTAGTTGTGAGTTTTCGATATCAGACATCATGTCTTTCCTTTAAATATTTCTGTGGGGGTTTATACTTTGCATTTGTTAATAAATGCATATTATGTATTAATGTAACACTTAGCGGGTTACATGTCAACTATTAATTTAGCTTATTGCCAATTATTTTCTTCTAATTCTTCAAGAAATATTCTAACCATATCAAAGCAAACGATTGCTTCATCAGCAAGCCCATCATGAAGTTTGCTACGGATATTTGCCTTTAATGAATCCAAGTCACCTTCAAATTGGTATCTAAGCGCAGAACCGAAAACAAATCTTTTCAATATTTGGCCACCAGAAAGATCGCCCATATGATGTACATATACGTGTGAAAGAAGTTTTTCTGCATCACCAGATATACTCAAAATATATTCTTGGTAAGCTACCGTCGAATCAAATGGAGTTGGAATTTTAAAACCATGTAGTAGTTCTAATTCTTCCAAATCTTTCATTATCGGTATGGATCGCTTTACAGCTTCGATATCTTCAAATATTCCTAAATTATGTGCATGTTTTTCGAGTGTATCGTACATCAACCACATATTTGAAAGGTAGACATAATACTGGCCTACAGTTATCTGGTGCTTCAGCATTTTCGTAATAAATTTGGATTTTTCTGTTCTGGTGTGATGAACTTTTGTTAGTTCTCTTAAATTACTCATTATTGAAATGTGGTCCTTTTTATTAAAGTTGGGACTTGGGTAATACGGCGTCCCTGACCGCAAGAGATTATGCTGCTAGGCGCATCTCTGGTTTTGCATTAGTATTTGCATTTAGTGTTTTATTCGCGTTAACCCAGCTTATATCGGGGCAACTCCATCCTGCTTAGTCCGTTTGTCGATCCCATTTCATCCCCAGCATAGATACATTGTTACACTCATTTAAGAATAATGATATTAAAATATCACCAATGTATCTATGGTGGAGATGTCGGCTTCGAAGCCGAGTCCAAACCGTATTCAGTGAACTTCAACGTCACGTAGTTATTTATACAAAATGGTGGCTAACCTATGGCCACCGCGTGTTTAAGAAACAACCTTTTTTATCAGAAAGTTAGATTTAGAGATAGCTTTGCATTTGTGCTTTCTAGACCATCATCAAATGTGCGAACCAGACTTGGTGTTAGTGTAACTTTTGATGCAACGGTTACTGGCACACCAACTTCCAAATATCCGCCTGTGCGTGACCAATCATTGCTAATATTCCAAGTATAACCAACTTCACCAAATACTGAAATCTGGTCATTTAGTGTGTAGGTAACACCAACAGATGGGTCAAAAGAAAAATCGCCATTTGAAAGGTTGTTATTTGCAGTGGTGTATTCCAACCCAACTGTACCATACGCAACGGTCTGATCGGCAACCGCCATTGCAAGATTGTATTCGCCACGAAGACCAATGGTGTCAGCATCAAGATTATAGTTAAGTGCAGCACGAACTTCTGCATCAGCAGAACCCAATGAATGTGCAAGCCCAGTAACACCGACTTCAAAATCTGTTAGTGCATTTTGATTAGCGTCAACAGTAAAATCCATCATTCCAGAGTTTACAGTAAGGCCAAAGGTGGCATTATCAAAATCATTCGCCATTGCTGATGTGGCCGTACCAAACATAAGTGCGATTGTTGCAATTGTAGTTTTCATTTTATTTCCTTAAATTATATAAGTACCCCATAATTGAGATACGATGGTTAGTAAAATTATTAGTGATTTGGCAGAACTACATTTCAAGCTTCAAAGAAGTTTTACTTAGTTTGTTCATTTCTTCACGAGATGGCATAACCTCGTCCCAAACAGAATCAACTTTAGTTGGAGGCGTGATGTTTTCCTTTTTAGATGCATCTTTTTTTGTCATGTTATAGTCCTTTCTAAGGGTTAACTATAACTATAAACGAAATGGATGTCAATACTTAATTTTCATCTTAGACAACTGCAATTCTTTCATTTTTTCGTGCGACAAGAGGGTTTCATCCCATACAGTTTTGGCATCTTTGTCAGCATTAACTTTTTTAGTGTCCTGTACTTTAGCCTCAAACAACATTTTAAGTTCGCTTGGTCCCTTTTTGTATGCCTCATAAAAGCTACTTGCGCCATTGCCTGTATAAACACCAACCACAAATGGTTTATTTTTTTTATCCAGTATTGTATGGTACACTTCGGTCAGCCTAATTCTACTAAATGGGGGCAACATTATTTCTTTTTCTTTCGACACTGATGAGTAGTTCAATATCGGAATACACTTAGTACCTTTAGGCAAATAGATTTTCATTCGCGTAGAATTTGGTTTGTTTCCCATTGCGATATTTGAACTTAATGAGGTGGATAGCCATGCGGGGTCTACGAATACATCACCTGGTTCGAAATTTTTTTGGCCTGGGACTTCACAATTTCGATACACCCACATATCTTCTTCCATCTCTACTGCGTATTCATTATAAAAAGCAAACATGGCATCTGATCGGAAGTCCAATATGAAATTTCCATCTTTCATAGTAGCCATAGAATTTCTAAGATTTGGATTTATTGACATGAATCCAGAAGCAGTGTAACTTTGGAAACCTCTTATGGCTTTTTCTTGTTTGGCTTCTTCTACAGTCAATTTAGATGTGTCTATACTGTTCAAAACACCTTTAAAAATATCATCAAATTTTTTGTAGCCTTCGTTATTTTTTACTACAGCTATTTTTTCAAAAATGTCTTCGTTAAAATTCACAAATCCGATTGTCCCATCATCCCATTTGGTATCATTATCAGATTTGAAAGCTTCGTTTGTTGTGCTAATAGCAAATGGCATTTCTAGAACTTTTGCAGACATTATTTCTCTTTCAAATGATACATTGGCTGCGGCATCTATTTTCTTCAATGCTACTAACTCTTTATAAGCCAATTTCGCATCATCTACAGACATATCGATGACATCGTTCAATACTTTTTCCCACATTGGTTTATTCTTAACGCCAACTTTCATTAACCCATTATTATTAGCCAACCCCATTTCAACCATAATTAATCTCATGGAATTAGAAGTGTCATAATTATAAACTTTTTTAAATACTTCTCTAAGACTTTTCACAACATAGGAATTGTCCATCTTTTTTTCTGTCTTGTCCATGTTATCTAATGAAGATTTTAAAGACCAGCTCATTCTATTTTTTATTAGGCCAGCAATTGGTATGTTATTAGCATCAATTTGGTCATTTGGCGAATAATTTAAGTTAAACTTACCAAGCGGAACTTCTTCAACTTTATCACCAACAACTTCTTTATTTCCTAACAAATCAACAACATTGCTGCCGCCTTTGCTCTGAACAGCTTTATTAGAAATGTCATCTATAAGTTTTATATCCGAACTGTCAATCTCATTTCCCAAATCTAATTTTTTGAATGCAAACAACTTGCTTGGTTTTGTACTCACAGTCTCTTTTTGTCTTTTATACGGGACAGCAATTGTTTCCAAATTTTCACTTGACACGATATCTTGTATGTCCATTCCGGTCGGATCAAATTCGAAGTGTTTTGTGAATACAACAGTTTTGAATATTGTTTCTGGTTTGACGCTTTTCTTGGTGACAAAGATGTAATTTCTTGCACCATCTGAAATCTTTTTGACTGGAACTACCCTAAATGTTTGGATGTATGTTTTTTTGATTATTTTTGTTAGAAGACTTTGGTATCTTTCTGACCCTGCTTTACTTGGTATGTCAATAATAATACCATCCATTCTATTTTTTATAAATGGATACGAAGCCTCCATGAATTTTAGAAATGTTGCCAATACTGGTCGGATGTCTGCTGGGGTTTTAAATGACCATGTTCTTTTCTTGACATTCACAATACGATAAAGTTCTATCATGTAAACTTTGTCATATGTTGTCTCTACCAATGACATGCCGTAATCGGACCCATTGATAGAAGCAGAAGCATAAATTTGCTTTGGCAGCATAGTATCTTCGGTCATCTGAAACTCAACAGCGGTGTTAAGTGACTCAAAGAATAATTCTTGGTCTTTGAAATTGATAAAAGACTTCATGTAACTGCGCTCCATATTTTGTTATTAAAGCTATTTATAAGATGAATTATCTAAGTTTAAATTCATCTCTTGTTACACCAAATACGTATTGATCTACCATGTCACCATTTTTGTCCAAAAACGATTCTGACAAAACGCCTTCCTGCTTCCAACCTATTTTGTTTATCATGCGGACAAACTTTTTGTGTGGACTAATTCCGTAAATTTTTCGCAGCGTTTTCATATTTTCAAACATATAATCGGTTAGATATATCGCAGATGTTAAAGCCTGTTTTGCATTTTTGGTGTCTGAAAACACATTAAGTTTTGCAAGCCAAGGCGTCTCTGGCATCATGTAAAAAACCATATCATCTTTTTCAAGCGGAAATGCGATGTTGTTATCCATATCCCTTAACATATCTATAAATATTTCATCTTTTGTCTTGTGTGGGCATTGCATAATCCATGGATCTATTTTTGCGTGAATAATTTCATATATATGATTGTTATATTTCATCCAGAAAATAGCTCTTCTAAACTCATGACAGTGCCGATAGGGTATTGATATCTTGTATTGACAATACCGACGCCCAATTTACCTGAATATGTTACTGTGTAACCTTGAATAATTTCTGCCAGCTCGCGCACTATAATTGTTTCGCATTGTTGTACATTTTGATACCCCATCAAAATGTTATTGCCATCAATCGAACCAATTAAAGAACCTATCACCACTCCAGCAACCGCACCACCATCGTCATTGGTCGCCAATTTACCTAAAACGCCACCTATGATGGCACCAGCAAGAATGTCACCATTACTAGAACGGTTATTTTGGTACACCGGAATACTTACGTCATAACATCTTGTTTCTGGAACTTCGAGATGCCCTATCGTGTAATTGGGCGCTACTTCCATTATACGAACAAAAGTAAATGCATCAAATGCATTTACTTTTGTTGCAAAAATACATAAAGTGGCGATTGTTGATATTTTTTTAAACATTGTAATTTTCCATTCTTAGTATTTCACCTCGCAGTTATTTTTTACTACAAATCCTATGCGATGTGGTTTCAAAAATCCATCAGCATCATCATAACTTTCGATATAAGAATACCCTAATTTTTCATAATTAGCAATCAAATAATGCTGATCTGACCAAATAGGAATTAGCACATCATAATCTGGGTCTGGCGTTTTTCTTAAATGCACTTCGATAATTTTTTGATCTATGAACTCTACATTTACATCATCGACGTCAGTATGCAATTGATTAAAAATTTCACCTAACGCAAACTTTTGATTTTCACATCTAGACCATTTATTGAATCTTGGCAAATTATTTTCATTTCTATCTGCTTCCCAACAAGACACATCGCACCAAACACCATCTATCCATTTAAAGCACACCGAATATTGTGTTCCCGAAAACCATTCTGACCAAAAATATCCGGGCGGAACTTTCGATGAGTCTCCAACATCGATATAGATTTTTTTAGCGCCTAACCCCATACCGGAAAGGTTCATTATCGGCCTTACGACATACCAACCACTGCTATGTGGCGCTATACCCGAAGGCCCGCACTGATAACCTAACGATTCAGAAAGCCATAGCTTACTGAACCATTTTCTATGCGATTTAAATTTTGTGTAAGCTTCTGAATCATTCATCCTTTATTTATATCAAACACCTAACTTGTCTCCAAAATTACTTTTTAGCATCGCCTAGTAGGTAAATTGCTGCTATTGCAAAAAACCCCAAAAAGAAACCGCCGACAGCCCATGCGGCACCACTCCGATTTCGATTTTCCGCCATCTTATGTGAAACCATGGCAAGAATACCACTAATTACCAATACAAATACTACTTCCATTTTACTATACCTTTTCATCTGTTTTGTTGATCGTTACATTTACTTCCAACGGTTTAACTGTTGGGAGCTCAATAAAAATTTCTACCGTTGCCCATAGAAACCAAATGGGTGTCAATAGCACAAATAACACTAAAGCAATACCCCAATTTCGTTTGAATGTTTGTATTCCACCTTTAATAAGAATGTAAAATAGCAACAGTATAACACCAAGTCCAATAATTACGTCCATTCTTTACTCCATTATGTTTTATGGCATTATGGCAATATCAATTCCAGTCTGTTTTAATCATTAGTGCTGAATTCCATTTGTCGTAAACGAAATCAGATGGTGCCGCCTTTTCTATGAATTCACGACCTTGTGCATATCCGATAAACTCTATTTCTGTATTATTTGGCAAGGTATCTAAAATTTTGCGCAGTTCATCTACAGTCATTTTGTGTTGCCTTTACATATATCAAAAGTTGGGGTGATCTTCAAAAAGAAACTCATAAAATGCGACTGGACCCTGCTTGTTTTTGTGATATTCGGCAATTACAAACTTTCCGTAAAATACCGCACCAGCATCAAGATTTAACCGATTGGTTGTCATAATTGGGCCATTCTTTTTTGGTGTATGTCCATGCGTAAGATATAACCCTTGATTTTGGTTATTGTATGGTTCGCTATCATGCATACGATACCATACACAGGAATATTCTACCTGATTTTCTGGCGAAAGAGAATCATCATAATACGCATGGGCAAATACGTTATTATCTTCAATGTGGTACAGTTTAAGAAAATGCATCCATTCAATAACATCACGTGGAATACTACTTAGTACTGTTTGATACGTTTGAGTATCATTTTGACTATAACCAGCAATATCGAGTGCCGCTTTTCGATTGTAGAAACTCGTTCCTTTTTTATAAGATTCAAGAAACATACTTTCATGGTTTCCAAGCAGACATACAAACTCCCAATTTTCTGGGGGGTTCATTACAGTTTGAAGTGCCCCATAATTATCAGGGCCACGATCAATATAATCGCCCAGAAATATAATTTTCCACCTTCTGGGTTGCAATCATACACAGTCTGTAATGCTGTTTTCAACACACTATTACATCCATGAATGTCTGGAAAACAATAATACCGTTCATTCATAATATTTGTCCTTTAGTTTAAGGTTGAAATCGCATCAAAAAGGCCATTAATAAATTTGCCAGTCGCCTTTGCTTCTTTATACAATGCTGCGCGCATACCGTATTTTGGCAGTTGACTGAATGGCACACGCACATCAACGTGCATTCCATCAAGGATGCCGTGCACATATGAAATGTCCCATAAAGGAAACCCTGGGTCTGAAAGCATACGAAAACGGGTAATGCGCAAGCCTTTGGCAGTCCAATCAACCTCATCAACGCCTCCATCCTGAGCGTGGCGAGTGTTATGGTATTGCATACCGTTCACAAGACCGTTTTGCTCACCTACAGAAGGACGATTCATTGTTTCAAAAGACATGGTGTTTCCTTTTCATTTCTCTATACAATCAATGTATTACAAAAAAGATATGATGTCAACACAATTTTTTATCATTAAAAATATTTATCAAGCGTATTTATCTGGCCATCTGACCCATATTCTTTGCAGTAAATGTTTATTATTTGTTCTTTTGTGAACCAAGCGACATTACCAGAAACAGAACTTAATGAATAAGTGTTCCAATCAATTTTCTGTAGATTGATGATAACGTCTTCGCTAACTACATTTATATAATACCCTCTATTGTTTTTGAGTACATCATTTACCTTTATTATATTTTTTGGTGCCGCCCCAAATATGAAATATCTTGGTAAATTTTTAATAGTCACAAAAGTAAAGTCATTCGTGAAAATTTTACCCTTAACACTTTCCCTAAGATTAATTCCTATATCATATTTAGACCATATCTGAAAGCAACATGGCACATGATAAGGCTCGCTATCAAGAACAAAAGAATTCATGGGCAATGTATAATCTAAGATCAATTTCCACCCAACAGGAAAAGATTTCTGCATCGTTTCTTTTCTAAATACAAGTGGCAATACGAATGCTATAATTTTAGCATTGTTTATTGCGTGGCCTATGAAAGCTTTAGTTAGATCATTTCTGTTACCAAAAGGAGGATTTCCTATTACCACACAATCTTTAGGAACTTGCTGTTCAAACCAGCTACCTTTAATAATATTGTTTGATTCTGGAGATATGTCATAACCCACTTTTGAATGAGTTATAATATTAAAAAATGAACCGTTCCCAGCAGATGGCTCGATAAAAAAATCACAATCATTGGTAAGATTTTTAACCATTTCATAACATTTTTTTGCTACATCTGGATGGGTGTAAAACTTATCTTCAATACTTTTATTCTTTATCTTATTTTTAGGCATTTATACCGCTGTCAACTTATCAAGATCATGAATAATAATGCTATGTGCTTTAATACCGTTAGTTGAAATTCGTGAAACAGGATAGGCATCGTGGCATTTGACAGCAAACTTTAGAATCTTATTGCTAGGCAGTTTAGTAATAAACCCTACTGTATCTGCATAAACCTGACGACACTCTGCTACTTGGTTAGATGCAGAAACAGAAAAAGACCATTTTTCGCCTTCAACATCTACAACATTTCTACGGGATTCTTTTATCCAACCATGTTTCTGTGACAATTCTTTACAAATTAATTTGCTGATATTGTTATTTTGCATCTTGCTATTTCCTGTTCATTATTTAATGTTTATGTCAACACAATTTTTTATTATTATTCGCCTGTATAGGATTTGAGCATCCATTGCATTTTTTCGTGGAACTGAATTTGCGTTTCAAGAGTCGAAGTTAATCCTCTTTCCCCCAGTTCATCCGCAATATTTACCACTTCATTAAGCTCTTGTGTCAATAACATATTATCAGAAGCTAATCGAATTAGCATGAATTTTGGGCTTGGCACTGCAATTTCATCAGAAATAAGTGAAAGTTCTGAAAATCTTTTTAGCGAGCCTGGCGCATATGAGTCTAAAGCCCTGATGTGCTCTGCATATATATCTACTGAGTTATGTAAGTTGATATAGAATTCGGAAAAGAATCTGTGATACTCACTAAAATTTTGTCCTGTAACGTTCCAATGATAATTATGCGTTTTTAGATACAATGAAAAAGTAGTTGCTAATACGACTTTTAGGCGCTCTACTAAAATTGATTTATCCATACTTTTCTCCTAAATGTAAATTGGTATGCTACTATTTATCAGTGCTTGTGTAGCTAACCCGATACATACCTTCTGGTTTTTTTAGTGCTTCTTGTAATTCATAAAACATCTGATGTGACATGGAAATAAATTCGTAACTATTCAATGTCTCACACCACTGTTTAAGCCAAACACCATCATCATCTATTAACAATTCAACATCATCATGTTCTGCTGTTTCATCCATCAGAACTGTTACTGTCTCATCAAATTTAATTTCGTTTGTGAACATTCAAATCTCTCCTAAATTTTAAGCTTGATACCAAACCCATGAAAATTGGCCGCGCCTATACCCACCGTTTACACAAAAGGCATTATCTCTTATCATGCCGCGCGGCAACATGATCGTAGTTTGAAAACAATACGGGTTCATTCCCATTCACTTAATGGCTTAGTCAAACACTATCCACCAAACTATCATCCCCAACTATTGGGATGAGAACTCTAACTTTTGTTTTTCCCAAAATAAATTTTGACTGTCATAAATGGTGGTTTGTGAGGCAAACCACCATTGAATTGCTTTTGATTTACATGCAGATAAGTGTATCTGCATGTAAATCACTATATCACTTTTCTAATTTAGACCAATTAACAAGAGTTTCTTTTGACACTTCGGGGGTAGATTTATCCCGATATTTGTTTACCATTGCTACAACGCGAGGAATGACAAATTGAAAAAAATCATATTCGCTATCTTGCTTTCTTTTATGTTCTACTGTGGTGTATAGTACACCTGCAATATATGCACGGGCAAGATAAGTTGCTCTGTTTTCTTGGCGAACATCTTTTCGACGATGCCTGTTTAACGAGTAGTATTTACTATACATAGGATCTTCACATTGGTTATATTCAATATTAGAACCAGCCGCATTATGCTGCTCTATGTTCCAACGAAACTGTTTTAACAATTTTCTTTCTTCAAAGCGAATTAGCTGCGCTTCTACTGAAAGGTGCTTTGATTTAATTTTTAGTTCTATAGACATTTTTAGTCTCCTATTTGATTGAATTTGATTTACTTTACTTTTTAGCCAAATAGGTTACGGCGGCGATCTAATCTACAACATTTGCATCTCCTTTTGGTTGTCAAATTGCTATGTATAATGTATTTATCAGTTTCCCTACTGACTTCAGCCATCAACAAACTCGGTAGTTTTACTAATGATGGTAGATCTCGTCAGCAAATACATTATATGGTGACTCTAGCAGGAATCGAACCTGCATATCTGGATTTTAGAAGTCCGCGCATTAACCCTTATACTATAGAGTCGTTATTTTAACTAATAGGTGGTATCAAAACACCTATGCTGAAAGTTTTATGCTTTTATTTATGATATGTACTAAATCTTTACTCGTAACTATGATACATTTCGCTTCTATTTCTTTGATACGTTTTTTAGGAATATCATAATGGGGCTTAGACCCTGAATGGAACCAATGTCTTGCTATATCCAAATCACTGGCCATAATATGTAGGTTGTCTATTGAATATGGGATACATATTAAATGTCTTTTGCCATCAGTAATATATTTCATTCATAGTATCCCTACCTTATTTTTATATTGGTAGGTTTGAGAGGAATCGAACCCCCAAAGTAAAATGCGCTGTCTCACCTTCGTAACTTAGTCACCAGACTTGAAACAAAAATTTGCTTTCTAGAAAAGCAAATTTTCTATCCGTTACGTCATACCTATATTTACTATAACACAATTATTATATTTGGTGCCCCCTCCCGGAATCGAACCGAGACTCCATAAGGAACCGAATTTTAAGTCCGGAGCGTCTACCTGTTCCGCCAAGGGGGCATATTACTAATTATTTATGGTGGCTACTAGCGTTTTCGCTTGAAGCACCTATCTTCGTAAAAATCTTTCATATGGCGTTTCATCCATAAGTTAACTTTCGGAGGAGTAATTCCAATGATTTTTGAAACTTCTGAAACCCAGCCAAATTTGCTAAAATCTATATCGCTGTTTTCTACAGCAAGTATAACTGAACGGTATTTAATGTCCGTTTTCATTCTATGCTTCACACCAGGCAAAAGCGGTTTTTTGCTTCCTTAGCAATTACTCTTTTCCTTTGCGTTTCAAAATACTCAGAATAATCTGGTTGTTCGCCAAGTTCTATAAGTTTTAGTACGTTGTCAGGATAGAAACATTGTGAATAGTGTATTTCCAATATTTTCCAACCTGCGCCTTCTATTTTATTGTGCCTCTCTTGATAATAATCACGCAGTGACCAATCGGAATTGTAATGCTGATTTCCGTTTATTTCAATACCAAGTTTAATGTCAGGAAAGGCGATGTCTATGGAATAACTCATATCATCTAACGGAATCCACTCCTAAACAAATGATATGTTATTTGCTCTTAAAGCTTCCTTAATTTTTTCGCATGGCACTGAAACAAATTTGTCTCTTTGACGCCAAGGATGTTTGTCAGGGTTTTCCTTTAGGAACTTCTTTCGCGATTCTGATATTTTTTGCTTGGTTTCGGGTGAAACAATTTTCGCACACTTTATTGAACAGTATCTGCTTCTTCTTTCAGAAAATTCTGTATGGCATCTTAAACAATTTTTTGTTTTCATTCGAACCTCTGTTTGTATTATTTATATAAACGGGGGTTCGAATGAAACGTGTATTTTAATTTTGGCGCACCCGGAGGGACTCGAACCCCCATCGATCCAATTACGGTACTACCGCTTAGAAGGCGGTTCCGATACGGGTGCAGCAGAATTAAAAAAGTCCATTGCTCTATCCAGCTGAGCTAAGGTGCCATCAAAATTAGTCAACTTAGACATTGTTCCTGATACATATGTATCAAAATATTATATATAATGGTAGAAGTCTTTGTGGAAGAGGTCGGACTTGAACCGACAGTGCTGTTAAGCGTTCCGTTATGAGCGGAAAGGGGATAACCAATTTTCCTACTCTTCCACAAAGACTTCTATTCACCCATTAAAATTTAGCTACATGTTGGTTTTGCACCAACCCCACCTTGTCCCAAAACTACTTATGATTACGGCGTTTATTCCAGTACATCAAATAAACACTATCTTATTACTTTCGCCCAAGGTATATGCACTATTACACTTTTGTAGCTATATCAATCATGGTTTATCGGTTCGTCGCCGTACATGATCTATATTGTTATCTTAGTCTATTTCTTTTCTGTTGTCAACTCTTTTTATTTTAGAAGCTGGAAATAATTTTTGAAACTACAATCGGCCCATATATTACTACAATTGGTGTAATCATCAACACAAGAAAGCAACGAATCATAGGGAAGTTTCCGTATTTGTTTTTCATTTTGTTCTCCTTATAAAGTGACATTACAACATCACTTCACCATTGTAAAGACTTATTTCCACTTTTTAGAAAGAGCAACGAATCCGCGACCTTTACCAGACAATTCATACACAATGGCTGGCCGACCGCGCGTATCAGACTTTACTGGTACTTGGACCAGCAGACCGCGACTTGCGAGTTTTAATTTCTGATAGCGGGACAGTTTAGAATCGCAAAAGTTGGAAAGAATTGTGGCAACGAGCTTGTTATTTTCAGCAAGTGTTTTGGGACCGCGTTTCATTTTAATCTCCTTTGTTTCTGTCTATGCTTTTAATATAGTAGAAGATTAAGATGTTGTCAATACATTTTTTCAATTATCTAGTAAATGAAACAATTCTCTTCCGATTTTTCAAAAAACTCAGTATCTTTTGCCTGCTCTTTGATCTCAAAAGGAATTCGCAAAGTTACTTCCAGCTCTGCACCGAAAGTTTCTGGATTGTGTGTTCTTTTAGCACTTACAAGTTTCATTTGTGTTTGCCTCTCTTTCTAAAATAGTGATATTACCAACACTTTTCATGTCTTTCGCCCACAATAATTTTTATGGCATCACGGCAATGCAATCACAATATTTAAGGCTATCAAACAATTTTATTGGCGTTCAGCGGGGGAATTGAACCCCACTTGGATTGTGCATCATGACGCCTGTGTTAATGCAAACCAGTTAAACCTAACCAATGCTGAACGTATCTTTGTCAGGTATTTCGGGCCTGACACCCTAGACCGTTACTTACAACAGCCTACCAGTGGCCTCTTTTCTTTTAGATATGTCGCTACTAATAAAATGCGACTTTTACCACATATCTTATCCAATACTTCACTGGACCTTTACAGGAGGACAATGGACAATCCTTTGATTTGGAGCCGATTTTAGGAATTGCACCTATTGGAATATATCTGTACACACAAACATATTTCTTATTGATTCATACCGTAAACTGAACGGACTTAATCAGCGTATTTTGGTTGCGGGAGGAGGATTTGAACCCCCGACCTTCAGCTTATGAGGCTGACGAGCTACCAGACTGCTCTATCCCGCAATGAGCTATATAAAATAGCGTTTATATAGTTATCTATCTGTATAGTTATCTATCTGTATAGTTATCTATCTGTATAGTTATCTATCTGTATAGTTATTTATACACTAATTATAATAG